TCACTCGTAGCCTTCCGCCGGAGCGAGCAATGCCTGTCTAATCCGCAGGAACACGCGATACCGTCTGAAGTCCGGGATTGGTATGTTCGGGTTGCCGAGAATGTTCAGCACGTCGTCGCCGGATAGTCTGGTCCGACCGGAGAAAACATTCTTCGTCTTGTCCCCCCCTCCAACCGATTTGTTCGCCGACATCAGCCAGAAATAGGTGCTCACAGTCGGCACCTTCGCGCATGGCCTGGATCAGAAGACTGCTGTCAGCTCTCATTGTTTGCCGTTCTTTTCTTGCACAGGTCAAGCATGGGCTGCAAGTCAGGTTTCCCGCCTTCGCGTTCAATCCGCACAGCATGCGCGGCCATAGGCAGTAACCGTTCCAGATTCGAGTCCATGACTTTGCGGTTCAGAACACTGTCCCAGTTTGTGGTGATGCGTCGGAATGCGTTGTGGAATTGTTCGACTACGACGGATCGTTCGATGTCGGAACCGTATACGGATTCCATGGTTTCCACCGTTCGACCGGATGCGATCTCGTAGTCTTTCGTCTGCCCGTCGAGCAGTCGGGCGAGTACCAGAGTGTTCTCCTCGAACTTGTCTGCCGGTAGGCCGAGTGCGCGCATACCGTTGGTGGCCCATTCGTGGTCCGTTTCCGGAAGTCTCCACGAGCAGCCGCCGCCGTTCAGATGGAACTCGTAGCCGTATACGTCCTTCAACGTTTTCGCCGCGATTTCGCGCGTATGGTCATGCTGGATCCGATGCCAGGCGCGTAATGCTTCGCAGAGCATCGCGTAGCAGCCGTTTAGTTCCAGCTCCTCATAGGTCATTGTTTTGTGCATTAAGATTCCTTACTCGTTAGCAGGATCCCATGAGAGCCAGCGAGACTGACCTTGTTGTTGTCTACAAGTATCCACCCTTTGACATACCTGTCGCCTTGCACCCACGTTGCCGGAGTCCTATCTTCCGGCAACTTATCGGATGGGCATCCGGCTAAAGTCTCGCATTTCAAACGGCTGACACCGAATGTCCGCTCGGTCTTCTCAACGAACGTCTCATACTGTGGCTCCACCCCTATTCTGGTTGAAAGCCAAAGAGCTCCGACCGCCCAGGCGGCGATGATGACAATGATGACTAATCCTTGGATCTTCTCCCATCCTAAAACGGTAAGGTTCTGGCAGACGTTGAGTAAAAAGCACAGAACCAGCAACGATGCGACCAGAATGAGCAGGAACGAGCCTTTTGACAGGTAAAAGAACTTGGGCAAGGATGCTAGCCAAGTGGAATAATCAACGGTCAATGTTTCCTCCCATGTCCGCCAATAAATAGGATCGAATACAGTATCGCCCCGCACAACATGATTCCGCTGACCGGCAGACCGATGAACGGGGTATGCCCATGGGTCAGGTTGGATACGTCTATCAGCAGGCATGTCAACGCATACATGCCGAGCAGTACGCTGAGCTTCCCGAACACCCTACGGATCATCCGATTCCCAGAGGCCAATAGTTCGGCGCCCATCCAGCTGACGAGCATTAGCAGGATTACATGCGACGTGAGGCTGGTGAAGCTCATTGTTCGTCTTTCAACTGCCAGCCGCATTCGATGTAACTGTTGCTTGCACAGGGAACCTGTTCGCCGTTTCCTAAGGTCACGTATACGGCTTGCCTGTTGGCTTTCTCATCAGGGGCCAGCTGTCTTGGGTGATCCCAATCGCAGGTTGGCATAACAGATATCCCGCTATAGGTATATAAGGTTCCACCTACGCAGTCCACTACTTCTTTGTCCTTCAACTGGATGGTGTAGGGGCCTCTCTTGGAGCCCTTCTTCTCTTCTGCTTGCTGGGTGTCGATTTTTTCAAAGTTTTCTTGGACTTTCTCAGGATGATTTGAATTCCAGATGACAGCCGAAGTTACCAGGATTATAACGAAGGCAACAAGCAATCCGATAAGCACATATCCGAATTTGTCTTTGCCTTCAGGCCGCTCGTTCAGCATGGAAGTCCTCCTCTTTTATCGGTTGTACTGAGATGATCGCGTCCACGTCGGCGTCCTTCAAATGGACTCGTACCGGTCGTCCGGTTTTGTTCGCTTGGATTTGCGCGTCATGCACGGTTTTCACGTCCGGCCAGGCTTCCATCAGTTCCTCGTTGCTTTCGCAGCCGTTGATGACCGGCACCCATTCGGGATGCTGGTTCATGAGCGTGCTGGAGAAGATGGGGACGGTCATGTCGTGCAGGTCGTTCATGGCGCTGTAGGCGGCGATGGTGAAGAACAGGCGTGATTCCACGCTATTGTCAGTGCCTTTTGCGGACTGGTCGATGAGGTCGGCGAACGCTTGTTTGAACTGTTCGCTGACCTTTTGTATCGCGTCGTATACGCTGCTGGCATCATTCCAGTTGATGCTGGTGGAGCCCAATGCGGGTGGAGGGAATCTTTCGCTTGCGTCTTCAGTGATGTCGTCGTTGAACGTGAATCCGGATGGTATCTGTGCCATTTTTTCTCGCTCCGGTCAGGCGATGAGACTCAACAATTCCGCATCGTCGGGAGTCCCGTCGCTGAGGACACTGTCATACTGGGGTTCCCGGTTGGATGCGATGTCGAGTTCGGTACGAGGCAGCTCGACATTCGGCCCGATCTCGTTTTGCAGATACTTGTCTGCACCTTGTGGCTCGAAGATCCAATTTTTTGGCTGAGGTGGAAGTACTACGCCAGAAACGCGGCCGACAGTCCCGTTGACAAGTTTGAAGACGCCTTGGAATCGTCCGTTAACCGATTCCACGATCATACGGCCCTCGATGTTTTCAGGGAAATCCGGGGTTGCGTTCCTTATCCCGATGGTGCCGATGAACCGGCTTCCGTCTGCGAACGTGTGGGTGACACGGTAGCGTTTGTTGTATGCCATGATGGTTCCTTCTTTTTGCTGTTCTTTTATGTGGACGATTGATAATGGTTGTCGGGAGGTTGGCTGTCATCCCGGGTGGGATTATTCGTCGCTCCGTGTGCAATCAGAGCCCGTTTGAAGACATGTAGTCTTGCGGCATATCCTTGAACTTGCTGTTGCTTCCAAGGAAAGCAAGGTGGAAAGTCTCGGTCGGGCCGTTGCGATGCTTGGCCATGATGATGTCGGCCTCGCCGGGGCGGTCTTCCTTGTCATAGGCGTCGGGACGGTGTACGAGGAACACCACGTCGGCGTCCTGTTCGATGGAGCCGGATTCGCGCAGGTCACTCATTTGAGGCACTTTGTCGGCTCTCATTTCCACGTTGCGGTTCAGCTGGCTGAGGATCACGACCGGCACCTGCAGTTCCTTGGCCAACAGTTTGAACTGGCGGCTGAAGTCGCTTACCTCCTGCTGACGGTTCTCGGTCATGCGCCCGCTGGACATGAGCTGCAGATAGTCGACGACCACGAGTTTCAGATCTTTTGTCTCCTTCAACCTGCGGCATTTCGCTCGAATATCAGGGACCTTAAGATTCGCGGAATCATCGATATACAATGGCTTGTCCTCGAGCTTCTGCCAAAAACCGTTGACGGTTCGCCATCGTTCGTCGGTCATCTGAGACGGGTCGCGGAAAACATTCAACGGAATGTTCGTCTCGGCGGAGAACAGGCGTTGCGCGATTTCCTCACGGCTCATTTCCAAGCTGAAGACAACTGTGCATTGGTCGTCATGAATGGCCGCATTCCGTGCGAAGTCCATTCCCAACGTGGACTTTCCCATGGCCGGGCGTCCGGCGACGACGATCATCTGCCCTGGTTGCAGACCGTGGGTCACGTCATCGATGTCCCTGAATCCGGTGTGGACCCCTTCGGCGATTTCCCCCTTCTGAATCTTGTCGAGATGGGCAAGCATATCGGTGGAAACCGTATAGATGTCCTTGTAATCGGTACTGGAATCGTCTTCTCCGATATGGAACGCCTCGTTCAAGGCGTTGCCGATGATGCTGTCGGTGTCGGCATCGTTCGCATGACCCATTTGCGCGATACGGGTGCCGATGGCGATGATGTCGCGTCGTTTCGCCGCGTCTTTGACCATGTCCGCATAGATACCGACATTCGACGTGGTCGGAGCATAATCGATGAGCTTGCCGACGTAGTTCAGGCCTCCAACATGATCAAGCATTTTTCGCTCGGTCAATGTCGTACAAAGCAGTGTGGTGTCAACGTCGCCATGTTGATCGGACAGGTCGCAGATCAGATGATAAATCGTTTTGTTGTTCGGCTGGTAGAAGTCGTTTTCCGTGATTTTCTGGCGCGCCTCGTCAATGGCGGTACGGGATTGGAGCATCGCACCCAATACGGTGCGTTCCGCTTCATCCTTGTGTGGTAGTTCCTGGTTAAACGGATCGTTCATTGCTTGCTCGCCTCCTTGTCCTCAGCCAGTCGGATTTTCTTCGCCTGCTGCTCGAGGTATTTGATTTCTTCCTCGATGCGCTTCAGACGTGCCGTTCGACTATCTACTGTGGATAATCCGTCCGGGTTTTCTTTCCACCGGGCGATACAGCGTTCGATGCGCTTGTGCCCGATCACTTCGGGTCCTATCCCGTTGTCGCGGAAGATGTCGACAGGCCGGTCTCCCATGGCATAGCGTGCCGTCGCTTGCGCCCTGAAGGAGTTCGTGTAGTAGATTCGTCCGCCTTGCACTCTGCGCACGATTTCAGGCAGCGTACGAAGGTAATCGACGGTTTCCCGATCGAGATTTTTCCCTGATGTCATTGCGTGTTAATCCTTTGGCGGTTCTGTTTGCGAGGAGAGGATGCGACGGTGATTCCAAGAGCTTTTCTTGTTCTTTGGTTGTTGAGCGCGGCATACAGTTCGATGTGTTCGAAGGCGTTGAACTCTCCTCTCGCGTTCATTTCCAACATTCGCAGAATGGATTGGATGCGGAGCTGTTCCGAGACCTCAAGCAGCCCCTGCGTCGCTGTCCCATCGGATCCCTGTGCCTCATGGCGTTCGGATGGATGGGTTGGCTGTTCTGATTCGAGGCGCATGTTCAGGTATTTCATGGCCTCTTCCTCCGAATCGAATTGACGGATCGCTGCGGGCATGTGGCTCTCGCATTCGATGATTTCAAAGTGGGTTTGTTCTTCTGCCACTGATTGGTCCTTGATTGTGTTGTGCGATGGTTTCATCGATGAAGTCACGTACGGAAATCAGGTCGCTGATGTCCGACACGGATGTTTTCGGAGTGTGCTCGTCGAGCTTTCCATCCTGCGGCATCACGTATGCGCTGAACCCGTTAAAGCTGGAAACCCTCAACAGGATCAGGGACCAGCGGAGATTGGTCCCGGGTATCTCCAGCCGGCATGATCCGTCGTCATTGTCGATGCGTAGCACCGTCATATCAGACCGTCGTCTTGAGAATCCGGAACATGCTTGGCCTCGTTCGGTCATGTTGCGCGACATATCTTCGGACAGTGCGCATGGCTTGTCTTTTGCTCTCAAAAGAAGGCATGAGACTCCGATGCCAGGCGGGCTTCCAACCGTCAGCTGATTTTTCTTGTATGGAAAAAATACTCATCGGTTTCCTTGTCGTTCTGAATTAAGGTCTCTTATCGGGCCGCCATCGGCTGATATTCGTCGAGTTCTCGAAGCAGTCCCTCCTGCCAGCCCTTGTCATCAAGGTACCGCTCCTTCATCTTCCAGCAGGAAGAGCAGAGTCCGGTCTGTCTCTCATCTGCCGACAGAAGGGTGCTGCACCCTCGGCAGAGGTGATTCAGGATTTTCGTTCGGAACCGCACTTCATTTCCTTTCCCGCATCGTTGAAGGCTTTGAACACTTCGTTGATGTACCGGTTCTGATCTCGTTTCGGGAGTTGCCCGAAGTCGAGAATCTGATGGCCGCGACGACCTTCGACGAGCCGATATAGGGCTTTCGCCGCGGCAAGAACCTCGGCGGTGATGCCAAGATCCGCAGCATCAACCGGTTTCTTGTGCAGTGGTCCAGGAATAGGCGGCGAGAGACGCAGTTGGTCGAAAATGTTGGTGACGGCTTGCATTTTCTCCCCTCACAGTTCTCCATCGTGGAATCGGAATGGAGCTTTCGAGGACAGGTCCTTCGTCGTTGAATCGTTGACGTTTTCTCCCGTCTTGCTGATTAGCAGCGCAGGCCCGTTCATCCAACGCCCATCGGACTCACGGATCTGAATGATCCAAAGCTCCTGACCGTTTTTCCACACGGTGTACAGGCCGCCTGACTTGTCCTCCCACAGTCCGGGACGATCCGGAATTCGTGCGGGTACCGATCGCAAAGCATGGTCGAATGCGTCGTCATCAATCCAATAGGTGAACGTGGTGGAATCAATCAGGACTAGACAATGGCCGTCATCGGTGATTTCCTGTACTGGGTATCTGTTCCCGTTCGTTTGCACGAAGACGTCTCCGGGTTGCACGCCGGTAATGTCTTCGATGATTTTGTATTCGGGTTCGTCGGGTAGCAGCTTGATGCTGACGGGTGCTTTCTGCCGGGTGAGTTCCATGAATCCGTCATGGCCTTCGTGGAACAGTTCGCCGATGTCGAAACTGTTAGCAGTGTATTGCCGGGCTCCGAGCGCGTGTCCGATTCCGGGAGCGAGTTGGAATTCGAGGATCATGTCGCCGCCGTATGCGGAGACTTGTACCCGTCGGTTTCTGAGCTGGGCGAATGTCATGTTTCGCCAGAAGCGTTTGTCGTGTTCTTCCATTGGCTGTCGTTGTTCTCTTATGATTTATGTGGACATAGTCAGTATAACATGTAAACAGAATTAAGGGGAGGGGGTGAATCTTCGGAGTGTCGCGATATGCTGAACTCGTCCACATAAAAAGACAAAAGATATACACCAAGAAAACAGCGGAATCCCAACTCGATTACCTCAGGGCCGGCACAAGCGATGCCGAAGACGGTGATTGCGGGTCCCGCCAAAACGGCAAAACGTAATCGGTTGATATCAAAAAAAACAGGAGCCAACATGACCTTCGCGGCAGAGCCGAACATCGGACCGTACCTCGTCGAAGAGACACCCCCAGACCTCTTGGAACACATCAACGAACACATCAAATTTCTCCAGGAATGCAAAATCACCTTCACGGGAAGCGTCGAAAGAGGAGATATCCCGTACACGAAAAGCGCGATAACATTGCTCAACAACATCGACGTGCTGATCGCCGGCGAGGAGGCCGACAAGGAAGTCCTCCGATTCAACAGCGGGGACATGATGAGCATGATACCGCCAGCTACCAAGCACTATAAGCCCGACCTTGACCTCAGGACCCAGAGTCTCATGGACGGCGGATACACCGAAGCGATGATCAATTCAGACAGGCAGATGTGGGGCGGCTCACCCATCACATTCCCGAACGACCCGCAGTGGAATAAATAAGGACCACGACCGGCGGGCATGCCGGGTGACGACCCCAACGCCTCTAGCATGCCCGCCTTTCTTTGACCAACTTGGACGGCGCGTCGGCCGTCGAATCCGGATGCGAATCGGTGTGAATCGGAGGTTGTTTTTTCTGATGGCGAGGCATAAGTCTCATGAGAAGGAACCATTGGGTTGGAGTGTCGGTGATTTCGCTTTGTCGGATCCGGGGTGTCGATTGTATATCGATATGGCCCGGAATGCGTATGGGAAACTCGACCCGAAACTGGTGTCCTGCAGAATTCATTACCGGCTGCAGTGTCTGAACCTCAGTCCCAGGAAGGAAGGCCGGTAGGTCTTCGGTTCGAAGGTATAGAACAAACATCTGCCTTACTGGATATGTTGGCATGTCGCGTATGAAAAACCGTAAAATTGTTGGTATCAACCGAAAAGCAAAAACAGGGGAAGAGTCGGGATGCCCAACAAAATACACAGGCTGAGAAGCGTCGGGATGGACAACGACATAGCCACAGGATTCGGAATTCTTTACGTTGCGGAAGAGGCATACCCGCTCATCCCATACGTGCGCGGCAACGAACATCCGCTCGCATTCGGCAGGACGCCTCGACTCCTAAGCATCCTGTTCACGACGTTCCTCAACACGCAAAACGCGGATTACAACGGCAAGACCAGGACGCTGACCATCGGCAAGGACGTACGTCAAGTGGCCCGCAGAATGGGCATGCTGACGGGAGGCTGCGGCCGACAGAATACGGTCACCAGCATCATCGGCTATCAGGACATCACGTTCACTTCAAGGGACGGCAAAGAAATAAAACCGATCGAAAAGACGAACATCGTCCAAGGCGAAAGCTGGAACGAAAAAAACATTACCTTCACTTGGGAATACGTCCGATTGATGTCGCGCGAACCGAAGGAGATTCCTCTTTCCGCCGTCGTCGGAACCAGTGGCGGAAGCCTGTCCTTGGATCTGCTGGTGTTCGCGACGCTCTACTGTCCGGAGCAGAAGGAACTGTATATCAGCCGAAGCAATCTATACAAGATTGTCCCCGGTACGAGCACGGAGACGGTGTCCACCAAGCACCTCACCATCAGCCTCCAAAAGCTCAACCAGATTCAGAAAATATGGGTATTCTCCTTGACGAGGGCGGGCCTCGTAATCAGGCCATACGGGATGCCGTCAAAGGCGGAGAACCGTGTGCAGCTCATCGCGGAATAATTAAAAACGGTTGGATACGGATCCATGTTCGTATCCAACCGTTCAAGCATCCCGAGATGCCGGCCGTCAGATTTTCAGCTTCTCAACCACACTGAGATCGACGCCGTCACCCCAGTGTTCAGCCACCGCATTGACATCCTTCATCGGCTCACCGGACGCGCGGCCGAAACCACGATCCGGTTCGGCGGCATTCAAAACAGCGAACAGGGTCTTGGACAAGGTCTTGTCTTCCATGAACGCGAAAGCAAGCCTCATCTTCAGGTCGGACGGTTGAGCGCCCGCAAGTTCCTTGACGAACTTGGAGAATTCGGCGACCCGTTTCCGCGTCTTGGTTTCCGTCAGCACCTCAAGCAGAACCGGAGCGTCGGTCTTGCTGGTCTCGCACAGAATCTTGGCGATGTTCGCGGTACGGTCATCGGAAAGAACGTCGAGCATATCCTTGATCTTCGCATACGAGGCGGCTTCCAAATGAGGGAAGGACGAGTTTTTCTTCGCGGTCTTGCGCCGCGTGGTCTTGGCGCCCTTGACGGGGGTTTCTTCATCACGGTCGGGCGTTGTCTCATCGACGGAATCCGTCTCTTCCGGCTGGACGGCAGGCTGAGAATTCTCGTCCGATGCCGACCAGTTCTCAGAATCGTCCGCTTGCCCGGCTTCGTTCACCGGCTCGGAATCGTCGACCGGCGCCGGGGTTGGGGTCGGGGTGCTGAAATTGTTGTTCCATGGGAAATCTGCCATCGTTAACTCCCTTCATCAAGGCAGGACCGTTCGAGTGAACCGTCTTCAACGACTGTATCCGAGCAGACAACGAATAACTGAAAAAATATTGAAATTAACCGTCTTGACTTCGGCGCGGCGTCGCGCGGCCGCCGTTTCTCATGCAAACTAGGCGGACCAGAAAAATCACGAACAAAACAAAAGAACAGACAGGCAACCAAGAAAAGTCAAAAAAGAAGAGAAGAAAAATAAGAAAAGACAATCCAAGAACAAGAGAAAGAAGCCAACTCAAACACATCACACAAACACCAAGACACCATTACCACATCATTACCACATCACAGCAGGGTAAAACCAGAGCAACGAACCGCAACATTACCAACAAAGCAACAAACCAACGGCACGAAACAAAGCAACGGAACGAAAACGCAACAAAGCAACGAACCGCAACAACCCATACATCAGCAAAGTCATCATCCTGAATGGTTAATTTCAACAAATATTCGGCATATAACAAGATATGACGTAATATCAAGAAATGAACAGACAGGACGATTGACGGACAAGCAACAAAACAAAAAACAGTCAATAAAACTAAATCAGTGTTGTCTCGTCAAAAAAGGTCTCTTTCCGGAGAAAACCCCGGAACAAGCAAAAAACAGTTCAAAGGAACTTGGAGAAAAGATGGCAAGTCTGATAATCGGACATGGAGGCATCCTCGACGTGCTGCGATCCAAGGTCCCCGAACAGCGTTGGAGGGTCCCCGCAGGAGAGGATTTCGCGGCCCAGGCAGACTTCCTGACAAGGCACCCGGTGCGTCCAGGCCGTCAGGGAATCGTGTTCACAAACCTCCCGGGCAACTGGATGCCGGTCGCCGATGCAGGCTGGACAATCTACTGGATCGACCGCGGACAGGTACCCATCGGAGCGCAGGCCCTCCCCGAATATTTCATGGACCGGAGCATCACGGATTTCGTCCACGAGTTCTGGCGGATACAGACAATCGACAAGCGTCTGGTAGGCGATATCATCCTGAACAGGACCCGCCAGATGGCACCCATGATCATTGTCACATCGAACACTGGAGGCGTGGGAAAGACGGTTTCCTCACGCAGATTATGCGAGCGGGCAAGAGAAAAAGGATTACGCCCCCTCCTTATCGACGGCAACATGAGACAGTCATCGCAACGTTCCTTCTTCGATCCTGGGCAGCGTATGCCAGTGCACACCATAGCCGACTGGCGTCCCGGCATGGCAGCACAATACGGCGCCAATTCGGGACGCATGTTCAACATCGGTTACGATGTTTCGTTCGCTCCGCCGGCCGGTGCGATGGTGTCGTGGGACCACTACCGCGCATACATCGAGGTAGCACGCAAGCTCTGGGACTTCGTCGTCCTGGATCTCGACCGTATCAGCGCAGATGATCTGCAGGACAGCAACACAGCCGCCGGAGGAATGGTCGTCCCCTACGTCCTTGCCGGCGACCTTTGCCTGATCATCGTCAAGGCCGGCGTGCAAACGCAAGGAGATGCGTTGAATCTGCTCAGCGCGTTTCCCCGTTACGGTTTGCCCCGAGAATGTATCGGAATAAAAGACACGGTCCCGGTCGGAATGACAGACTACCGGCCACTTGATTATTCAAGATACGGGATTTTTCTCGGAGTCGAGTACCAGACGATCGAGGCCGGCAATCTGATCGCATCCGGTAAATCGAATTGGGCTGACTCGAATCTGGACTTGGCGAGAGAGCAGACCCTTGAATGGGTTCTGCCCGATAAGGGATTCGAACCGGCCAAGTTCGAAGTGAAAAAGAAAAAAGGATGGTTCCATCGTGGCTGATCTCTCACTCACACCGAATCCCGATGACCGTGCTCTATGGCCGATGGGTAGCGACGCCGATTGGATTCGCGGAAGCGACGTGGCGAACAACGAACACCCCGGAGTGCTGGCGCAACGTCATCAGTGGATCGTCCCGAACCGATTGTTCGCGGAAAGCATGGTCAAAGCAAACAGTGAATTGGTTACGAGCATCATCGGCGCATTGCTTTCATGGAGGATATGCACCGTCGACCAGCTTCGGGCGGGACTCTCCGTGAAAGGAGCTCCCGAATTCCATCGCGACGAACCGAACCTGTACGGCGCGTTGTGTCGGCTGGGAGTCATCGACATAGGCTTCAGCCCTTACGAAAGATTCTCCGGACGGACAATCCCGCAAACCTGGTTGTCGTTGAGCTCTGACAAGAAACTCATCCGAAGCACGCTCGGCCTGTTTAATTCAGCAACTTGGCTCCGTCGAATGCTTTCGGACAAGCAGTTGATCGGAATGAGACGCCACGTGCGCCATAATACGTATGCGGCGCACGTCGGACTGCATCTCGGTGTCAATCCGGACATCAAACTCGTCGGAGGCGACGGTTGGGGAGCGTTCCGGCTCATCGACCCGCAGGCGGTCAGCGAAGCCGGACTGCCTCACAGCTGTTCGACGGACATCACCGCACTCGCATCGAACAACGTGCTTGCGGGAATCGAAGTGCAGGTCCACCCAAATAACATGAGCCAGAAAATCTCCAATTGGTCGAAGCTGCTCGCCTACTCGCCGATGCAACGACGTGGACTCATCTGTATCTGGCTGCTCATACGCGACACCAGCCAATGGCGGTACCCGGCGTTGGGCAGCATCATCGAAACGGCAAGCCATGCCGACGAGATGTTGGTCGGCGACCCATCCGTGGCGTCGCGTATGGGATTCGCGTTATGGGACGACTGGTTCGACGAGCAAGGCAACCCGACCGGCGGGATCGGAACATACCGGGACATGCTGAACGTCGAACGCAGCATGTTCTCACCGGACTGGGGCCGATGCACCCCATCAACAAAACCTGTGACGACGATCCGTGACTGGGGGTGGACGGTCATGGATGAAACAATCAGACACCAATGGGGCTGGGATGTCAGTGGATGGCGGAAGCCGGAAGCATACCGGGGAGGATTCTACGGGTATATCGGAGGTGAAAGCGTTGAACTCTCTTCCTGAAAATTTCACAACCAACCAGCAGCGTTTGGAGGAAGCCAAGACCGAACGTTACCGTGCATTGCAGAAGATACGGACGCTTTGCGAAACAGGGCGCCGTTCGCTGGTGGTCCCGTTCCTTATGGTCAACCTGCAACGCAATCCGGCTTTGAAAAAAATACGACTCTGGCAATTGGATGCGATCATGTTCGACGTTTCCAAATACATTGCGGTGAAGACCATACGACGGATGAGGGAAACCATCGGCGACCAGAGCACCGTCAAGGACGGGTATGCGGATTTGGGATGGGCGTTGGCGGACAAGGATGCGACGGTCCGCATGACCACATGGCTATATCAACTTTTGGAAAGAGAGAAGCTGGCCAAGTTCGACTTGCCGGAGGGATTCCCCTTGGCCATGCTCTACTCCGCCGAACCGGCAACTGCAGAACAATCGAATTGACAGGAGGGCATCGGATTTGACTTCTCTCCCGCCTGAAGGCGGGAGATTCCGGGGTTCACGCCCCGGGGTTTCTGTTCGTTTGGCAAAAAGGAAAAGAGGCTACTCTTGCGAGAGACCGTCTTTGATTCTGCCGTCCTTGCAGACGCTGACCGCAAGTCCTGCGGCGAGGATGTTTTTTGCCGCGTTGCCGTCACGATCGTGGTGGCAACCGCAGGCAGGGCATGTCCATTCCCTGACGTCGAGCGTCTTGGGGCCGGTCTTGGCCCCGCACGTGGAGCACAGTTGCGTGCTCGGATAATACTGGTCGATCACGATCAGTTGGCGTCCGTACCATTCGCTCTTGTATTCGAGCATGCGTCGGAACTCGGCCCATCCGGCGTCCAGTATGCTGCGGTTCAACCCGCTTTTCGCGGATTGGCCGTTGGGCAGGTACTGGCCGGGATGTTCGGGGTCGGTTTTCGGCTTGCATCGTCTGGTCATGTTCCTGACGGCAAGGTCCTCGATGATCACCGTTTGGTTGTCGCGGATGATGTTCGTGGACAGCTTGTGCAGGAAGTCACGGCGTTGGTCTGCGATGCGCGCGTTGATGCGGGCCACCTTCAGCTGTGCCCTGCGATGGTTGTTGCTTCCTTTCCGTTTTCGGCTGAGCGACCGTTGCGCCCGTGCGAGGCTTTCGAGGCTTTTCTTCAAATGCCTCGGGTTCTCTATCACGGTGCCCTGGTCGGTGACGGCGAACGAATCTACTCCGAGGTCGAGCGCGATGGCGTTGCTTTTCCTGCGAAGGGTCGTGATGTGTTCCTTGACGAGGATGCTCACATGCCAGCGTTGCGCTGGGTCGAGGCTTACGGTCACCGTGGAGGGTTCCGCCCCTTTGGGCAGGGTCCGCGACCAGACGATGGGCAACGGTTCCTTCGTTTTGGCGAGACGCAGCTCGCGGCCGTTCCAGTCGAACGCGCTTCGCGTGAACTCGGCGGAACCGCCGTGCGTCTTCTTCTTGAACGTGGGGTAGGCGTTTTCCTGTTTGAAGAAGCCGGAGAACGCCCGTTGCAGATGGCGCAATGCCTGTTGCAGGGGGACGCAGGACACGTCGTTGAGGAACGACAGTTCGTCGGTCTTCTTCCAGCCGGTGAGCATGCTGCTCGTATCCGAATAGGACACGTTGCGCCTCTCGCTGGTCCACGCCTCGCTACGGGCTTCCAACGCCTTGTTGTACACGAGGCGCGCACAGCCGAGCGTACGCCTGAGCGGGTTCTCCTGTTCGGGCGTCGGGTAGAAACGGAACCGGTATGCCCGCTGGAATTCCCTGCGCTTGACCATATCTCACATTAGACCACTACGATTTGTGAAAGGAGGGAGGCTTGTTTCCTCCCCGCCCTGAAGGGCGGAGTCCCCACAAGCCAAACAAGATGAACGAAAAAGAAAAAGCATGGTACGAGGTGACTCGCAGCATTAGCCAACTCGATGGCGACCAGTTGAGATCCATCGCGGATGATGTCCCAGGAAATCTGGAGGACTGCACGCTGCTGCTCGTCAGAGCGGGAAACGAACCGGTCCGCGAATATGTGCATGGCGATGGCGAAGGCATACGCAAGGCGGGTGATCTCGCCGGCTTTTCCATCAGCCCACTGCCAGGGAACGGCGAACCCGAACTGCCGGAAGGAATCAGCAGATCAGCTCACTCTCTTGTGCCATGGCGGGCCCGCCTGAATTCAAAGGCGACGATGGAGAAGATGCGCACCGATTCCGCCGGCATTCGGAAAAGCGTCGAAGCATTGATGCCGGCAGACAGTTATGTCAGCGTAACGCTCCGCAGGCAAGGATATTTCGAACAGGCCCGAATTCGAGATTGGGTTGCCGACGAGCATTCCACCGTCGAGGACGGCAACGAATTTGTCGCCGCTCACACTCTCTGCGCGCGAGTCACCGCAGCATGCGCCGACAGCCGCCGGAACGCAGAACTCGCACAACGGGCTGGACAGGCCATGTTCCCGCTGCTCTCCAACATGAGCAGTCATCCCAGCTACCCAAAGTTGGGTGGACTCATCGTGACCTTGGCTGTCACCCTGTTGACGATGGTATTGTCCGCCATCACTCCGATTCGTCTTGCCACATTCTTCTGGCTGGCGGGAACGGTAGCGGCGATGCTGCTGGTGCCTTGGGTTTTGAGTGGACTACTCTCCGCAAACGCGAAAGCCATGCTGAACGACGACAACAGCACTCGAATGTACTTCCGAGTACCGCCGCACTACAAATTCGCATGTCTGGGACTGTTGGCGTACTGCTCTTTGATGCTGTTGCCGATACCGTCATGGTTGTGGATCGTTCCTCTTGCCTTCACTGTTGCAGCTGGAATCAGATGGTGGAGGAACACTCTATGGGATGATATTCTCCAACGCCCACGCCGATACTGGTGGCTTCGCCGCAAACGCAAGGCGAATCTCAGTGACACCGAAACAAAACTCGGCATGAAAGACAAACGAGTGTATGCGACGGGATATGGCCCGCAACGCACTACTTTGATCTTCAGCCCAATGACCACGACCACACTGTTCATGCCGGTGCAGAAATCCACGGCGGTAAAACAGGACCTTCACCCGGTGCCCGAACCATTGTCCCATGGAGGCGTCCTGATCGGATTGGACGATTCCGGACGTCCCGGATACTTGGATCCGACACAGCTCTATGGCGGAATCGCAATCAGCGGTGAAGCCGGATCAGGAAAAACCGTTCTGACCCACGGCATCAGCCAATGGGCCATCAGCCATCGCAATGATACCAGCCGTGACGTGTGGGGAACGGATTCACGACTCATCCACTTCTGGATGAAGGACGACACCGGAGTGGAAGTGCTGGACCGGTATCGGCAAACGCAGGGGATTGACTCCCATCCACGTGTCATATACCTCACCGATCCTTCCAGCATCGGTCTCGATTTGCTCGGAATGCAGGAGGGAAGGAACGCCCAGGAGACGGCGGAAAGCGTCGCCAAAACCATGAGATACGCATTCAATGCCGGCGACATTCAGAACGACTCCCAAAATATCATCACCCAATCCATGACCATCGGCGTGGCCGCAAGCCGATACGACCAACACAAGCCAGGGGACATCCTAAGAAGATGCAGACAACTCGAGCAACAGTATCCCGGGGCCGGTCAACTCAGGCAACAGCAGTCACCCATCGGGTGGGCCGTGGTCGCATTGTGTGGGTCGGATGGTCAAACCGGATCAGCCAGAGCGCTTGGACAGGTATGCAGGGCTCTCGCATTGGAATTGAAGGACGATCCTCTCGGAACGGACATGACGTTGGCCGCGCGTGCCGCAGAACAACTGTACGGACGACCGGATCAGAAGGGGCAGGCGGCGCGAAGCGATCGTGAAATACTGCAGCGCACCAACGCCTCGGTGAACAAGGTCAACCAGTTCCTCGCCATCGAACACATGTTCACGCCGCGACGCAGCACCGTCACATGGAAGTGGATATTGGATCATCCGGGCGACTATCACATCGTGCTCGCCCCGCACAATGGTCACTCGCTTCCCGAACTCATGGACAAGATTCTGGGCTCGTGGCTCATGTACCGGTTCTGGAACACGGTGTTCGCACACTGCAAAGACTGGTTAACGCTTGGCAAACACACGATGCTCGTCTGCGACGAGCTGAGCCTGCTGGCGAACGGGTCGGACGACGTGTTGAAGAATCTGAGGGAGCAGGGGCGTTCGTTCGGATTGATTCTCGTGTTCGCCACCCAATACCCGACCCAGTTGTCCGACACGTTGTTGGATTCGTTCCTGGGGTATACGACGTTCATCAGCTACAACACGTCGATTCCGCGCATAGCCACGCTGACCGCGGCACGTCTGACCGACAATGAGGGATTGGACGGGTGGACCGGAGGAGCGGTGACGAACCTCCCCAAATACCATGCCGCTGTAAGAACCAGAAACATGGAACAGATCCAGCCGGCGTTCATCGTAAGCGTGAAAGACTTCGACGACGGTTATCGTCCCGGCGACAAGTAGGCCTCGCAAAAAACATGCCAACCCATCCGGCTTATGTTGATGCCGGATGGGTTTTCTCAATCTGCGTCCCCGGCTTATCCGAATATGCAAGAAACTTTGTTAAAAACCGAAAATCTATCGTTATCAACCGATTCCGTTGATACACTCGGGAAACGCAGGAGGGTTCCTTCAAACCAAAATCGAAGGGAATCCAATCATGGGCAACACCATAGAAATCGCCGCCGCCAGCAACCTCGTCGGAAGCTACCACGCCATGTTCGACGGCATCCTCAACTCGACCGCCGGACAGCTCATCACCAAGGTGGGCGCCGCTGCCGCAGTGATTCTGGCCTTGGGGCTTATCCTGGGGGGAATCAGCAAGATACTGGGACGAAGCAACAAGCTGGTCTCTACGTTCTGTCCAAGCGCCGCACGAGTCGTCGTCGTTCTCGTCGTCATCTTCATCTTCGCCGGACCGACCGTAACCGTTCCGGCATTGCTGACAGCTCTTGACTGGATCGTCAACGCCGTGGGCAACCAAAGCAAAGACTACTTCGGAGTCTGATCGGGGGACATATTCATGGGCGAGCAAAGACAATTGCATCCAAGGGAAACCATGGATGACATCACCGAGGTCTCATCCACCGCATCCATTGAACGTAAGAACACGTTCATGATCACGAAAAGCACGGAAGCCCGATCCAAGACCGTGTTTTCGACAATCATCGGCGGTGTTATAGGACTGTTGATCTGTCTTATGCTCGCCCCGATCATCGGCATCACATTCGGCGTGGTGTTCATCCTCATCGGCTTGGTCGCCGCACCATTCCTCATGGTCGGCCAAGTCAAAGACCGGACCCAGCAGGTCCGATGGAAAAGACTTCTCAGGAGATTGCAGAGCCGGAACATCGCCGGAGAGGTTTTCTACCCCAATTCGAATCAGCCAGAGCATCTAAGCAGTCTTAAGGAGATGTGGATACTGTGAGCGCTTCAACCCAGATGCAGCCCAGCCTCCCGGTCAGGATGCAAGCGCGACGGAACATGCTGTTCATTGTTCTGCTCGTCGTTCTGATGACAGTGGTCGTACTGCCCTCCCAAGCATTCGCCATGGTCGAAAACGACGGCGGTGCGAGTGCGCCGGTATGCGCTACGGCCACAAGCACCCAAGTCGATTACACGACATGTCTTCCGTCCGGCCGATGGGGAAGCAATGTCGGCAGCATAACCAGCCGCATCGAACCATCGAGTGGCATCCTTGGTTTCATCTCCAATGTGCCGGCCCTGATCAGTCATACGACAAGAGACATCCTGCCGAACATGCTGATGCAGATCACACAGCTCTGCTGGTCATCCGCCCTGTCGCTAAGCCAGTTCGCGGCAAGTTTCACCCCATTGAAGACCGCTGGAGCTTCGGTCGACCATGCCACGGCGAAACTTATCGACAATGTCATGGCCGGAGGAATACCCGCGGCATTGATGGTGACCGCCATCGTAGTATGGCTTCTCGCGGCGGGATTTGACATCGGGACCACGAAAGAGGCGAGCAAACGACTGCTTGCCACAGTGCTGTGCCTTGCGACTCTCATCGTTTTGGGGGCAGGAGCCTCGAAAACCGCGGAGAATGCGACCGAACCGGCGACCGGCAGCCCCTGGTGGGTTGTCAACACCATCAACGGCGCAGTCAACAAGCTCACCGTCGGACTTGATCTGGACGGGTTGAATGATGGTGAATCGAACATGATGGCATCAAGCAACAAAGCACTCAACCGTGATACGAACTGCCAGGATTACCTGTATGCCATGCACCAGCAGTACGACAGTGCGACCAGAGGCAACGGGGGAGACACATCCGCTATCACCAAGGCTGTGAACCGCATGTGGGAGGAAACGGCTCTCCGATCGTGGGTGACGATGCAATGGGGTAATCCGTCAACGGGGCCGAACACGCCATCAGGCGTGGCCGCCAACGCACAGCAAGCGTACTGTCATGTGCTTGACATGAACACGAACACCGATCCTGCGGTGCAAATGACATTGACGAATGCGGCAACCGGTTTGAGTATCGATTCCGACACAGCAGAATGGTTGTTCAGCGAACACGGTTGGATCGACCCTCAGGACAGTTCCGTCAATGACAAGGAAAAGGAGCAGAACGATCGAGATAAATATGTTCGACTGACCAGAGCGGGGATCTTTTGGGAGACCTGCGGCGTCAACGGCAGTGGGAAGGTGTACGGCCGTGACGGCTGGAGCATCCTCGTCAAAAACATGGGGGACAAGGATACAGGAGCCATCAAAAATGGGAAGCTCACCGTCAGGCTGAAAAAGGATGGATTCAGCGACATTTCAGGCGGGAACGGGGCTCACTTCTACGGGGACGATGACAAGATAGACCAGAACATACTCCAATTGTGCAATGTGGCTTTGGGCACAAAGCAATTCAAAGGCGACCAGTATCGGGCCTTTCACAACGACAATGACTTCCGTGATTCGAGCGGCAACGTCCAGAACACGAACATCGCCGATGCCGCGAACTTGGGCTGGCGTTTCGATATCCCCAACGTCGGTGGGACTTGGCGTGAAGCCAACCTTGGTGACACGCAGAATTCTTCGACCGGTCAGGGCGCGATGCGCATCACCTTGGACAACCTGTATGGCAATTCGTCGCCGGACAATCTGGGAGCATTCGGCTCGGCGCTCGGTGGCATCTGCAACATGATCGTCTGGGGATTGTTCAGCGTCATTCTCATCATGACCAAGCTCATGCTCGTCATGATGGTGCTGTTCCTCGATGTAGCGTTCCTGGTGCGCGCTTGGCCCATAGGCGAGGCTCCGAAGAACGTGCTGAAGAACTGGGTGAAATACACGTGCAACCTGAGCATGACGGGCGGATTGTATGCGGCTTTGGGAACCATCGCCACATTCATCTGCCAGCTCACGTTGAAGTTCTGTTCCGAAATGAGCAGCAGCTTCATGTACAACGTGATCAATGGTTCCAGCCCCGTGCTTGCAATCGCCGCCATCAGCCTGTTTTGTACCAGCGTTCTCAAGATCGGCAACCTGTTCAGTTTCAAAGCGATGATGGGAATCGCCACTGGAGGAGCCATGGCAGGCGGAGTACTGGCCGGACTCAGCAGAATCCGCGGAGGAATAAGCAGCGGTCTCCACATGGGACGGTTCCTCACAGGCCGAAACCACGGTGGCATGTCCAGTCGCAACGCCGGACCACGACACAAGACGTTTGGTCCTACCGCAGGCGAAAGCAAACTCGACTCCATGCTCGATTCGGAGAGGAAGAAGCTGGATCTCGACGGCGGCGACCGCAACCTGTACGGACGCAACACGAAAGAATACGATGCGATCGCAGCCCGCGGAGCAGGCTCCATCAGTCATAGATGGGGGCGCATGAACGAAGGCACCGTACGCGGATCTCTCGCAGGAGTCGCCGCACGTTTCGCCAACCGAGCCGACAAGGCTCAGATGTTCATGACAGGCGGTATGTCCTACGATGATCGCGTCAAGAACTATATGGCTCACCATCCCGGCGCATCGCTCAGCCGCGCCCGTACCATGGCAAGAGGTGCAAGCCTGCTTAATCAGACCGCACGCGGCCTGGGCGGGGGAGCTATGCTGTTGGGCGCGACAGGCAAGGCAGCCCTTGGTGTCATGAAATCCCAACCGTTGCGTGACGTGGTCAAGAGAGGCGCCAAGGTCGCGGCGACCGGTATCGCCGCCGCCGCACTCGCATCCAACCCGATCACATTGCCGGCAGGTGTAGTCGCATTGGGCAAGCTCGCCACCAACCGTGACCTCTGGCATGGAGCCAAGGTCGGAATCGGCGCACTGGGAGCTAGAGCGGAGAAGAGCCGCAACGAAATCCTAAGCCTGGGGCAACGGCCTACGACGGTCATGACTCCGATTGCTCCGGTCGAAGACAATCCGTTTGATCTCGATGAATCATTGAATGAGATGCACTCCGAGGACGGAAGCCTCAACTCCGATGGAAACAAGGCGTTCGGGGTGGTGGAGAACAGCATGATGCACAACTTCCGGCAACAGGGCCACATGAGCGAGCAGGAAGCCGCCGACGCATTGGAGGGCGCGCGTATCACGGGAGAGGTTAAGGAAGCAGCGGCGAAATACCATGCGAACCTCAGCGCGCCGAAGAACCCACCTCGCCAGAAAACGTCTGATGAGTTCGAAACGGATGGAGATGCGTTCTGATGGACACCGACACTGTTACTCAGACGACTGGGCAGGGAGCCGCCGATTTCCTCACTGTCCTGTTCGCTTGGATGTTCACGCCAACGGGAGCCGTGCTGACACTGCTCCTGTTGGCGGTCGGCGGCGTCAGCGTCTTCATGAAGATCATGGGACGTTCGATGAGAATGTTGTCCGTTGCGGCGAGGATATGTGCGGGCCTGTTCTTCGTGTGGGTCATCAGCGGTGTCCTGGAGGCGATGGGCATTCCCATCCGTGAATGGATGCAGGGGATCGCTAGTCAGCTCCCGGATTTGGGCGCGCTGCTCAAAGCATTTCTGGAGAGGCTGTTGTTTACGGCATCCTAAAATTTTCGCAAAGAATTGCGGAAATGCGGGAATGGTTTTGCAGTTGAATGCGGAAGCGTTTTTTCTGCCTGATCATTCCCGCATTGTGTTGTTTTCCTGTTGATGGGAAGAAATGATTCCACAAAAAAATGCGTCTCTGCTACACTGAATGTGGCCACATAAAAAAGCGCGTCTCACGCCTCCACTTTGGCGGCGGGAAACGTGAACGAAGGAGAAAGCAGCATGCTAAAAAGCACGATTCTTGTCGCGGTCGCCGACATCAAAGGCGGCGTCGGAAAAACGACGACAGCCATGCTCATCGCCGGATGCCTCGCCCGGCGCGGAGAACACGTCACGGTTCTAGACGCCGACAACACCGGTGGCGCGACGCTCTGGGACGAATACGTGCGAATCGAGGACGATCGTCGTCGCAAAGAAGACGAAGCCAACGGGACTTCACACAAACCCTACAAGCTGGGTTTCGACGTGATCCAAACCAATGACGTGATCCTCGGAATGCCTGACAGGATACGCGAACGCTACAAAGGATGGGTCATCATCGACACTCCTCCATCCGATGCGGGAACGGTGCAGACGGCACTCCAAGCGGCCGACGTGTCAATCATCCCCTGCCAGCCGTCCATCAGCGATTTGAGCCATGCAGGGAAAACCTATGCGGCCGCCAGAAACGGCATCATCCTGCTCACGCGAGTGAAAGCGCGAACCAAACTCGCGCGCGACGCAGTGAAACAATTGGATGAGCTGGAGGCAACACGATTCGAAACGGTCATCCACGAGAGGGAAGCCATCAAGAATCTGTACGGAACCAACCAGATAGACAACAGGGATTACGCTTCCGTCACCCAAGAGCTCATTGACCTCGTCAAACAGTTCGGCATCGAGTAGGAGTTGAAACATGGTAAAGAATATCAACAGCGCTTTCGGACGCGGCCTGCAGGACACTCGCGACATGGGGCGTCGGCCTCTCCTATCCGAATCCCCCGAACCGAAGATAACGGTCGAGGCTCCCGAGCAGAAAGCAGTCTCTGAAGCAATCCCGGAAGATCATGAGACGAAAACGAATGAAGCATCCGGGAGAGCCGGTCGGAGGAAGCCCGTGTATTCGTTCGACCGGAGGCTCGGCACGAACCTGACGGATGAAAACTATCTCGCGCTGCGGATCAAGTCGGTCGAGACGAACATGACCACGCAGGCTCTTCTTAACGCCGCAGTGGAACAATGCTTCGTCAACGGAGGACTTGACATGGAGCTGGCCAGAAAATACGCGCAGACCCGCTGACACAAAAAGAGACTCGGCAGTATCCGAGTCTCTTTTTTCTTTTCCCGACTTCCACCGCTTTCACGCTGAGACTCCGGATAGTCTGACACTTGATAACACGTTCAGATTCTCAAGGAGACGAAGTGGCACGAAAAGCATCCGTTGAATCTCCAATGGACATCACCGAAGACAAACGGAAGAACGAAGTCGAACTGACGGCAATCAAACGCGCCATGCGAAACACCCGCTGGTGGAAAGTTTTCATCACCGTGTTCATGATCGCCGGAATCGTCGCTCCCGTCATCAGCATTCGCGCAATCAGCACGCTGCAGGACATGGGGTCCATGTTGAGCGCGAAATACAAGGAGATCAGCGTAGACAAACCAGGGAAACAGGCAGCCTTGGCGTCCGTCAACAAATGGTTGGACACAAACAAAGGACCATTCCGTTACGGGACCACGAACCTGTTATGGGATTCGGCGACAAAAGTCGGATCCAGTGACGAGGACACCGGAACAGGAAAGGAACATACCGACTGGTGGAGCCACCAGTTCTCATTGACCGACCTGTCCGACGGATCCACCCGCGACGTAACCCAGCTCATTTCATGGAAGAACAACGTGGCCACCGCAGTGGGAGACCCAACAGTGCTGCCGCTGAAAGCAAGCGGCGCTGGCGGAGCACAATCCTATACGCCATCCGGATACTCTCGCATCGACCAGGCGGCCAGCTTCCAGAACGTCGTCAACGCTTGGGCGAAAGCCTACATCGGGAAAGACAGCAACGCGTTCACCGTGCTGGTCGGGGATCCGAACAGCGAGCACGCCTACCAGCCAGCAGCCATCGGAACATTCAAAAACGTGAGCATCAACTGGCTTGTGGAGTGCGACAAGAACGGGCAATCCGTGCCAAAGGAACAATCCAGTGACACGCCTCCCTATGCTGCGGCGTCGATCAGCATCACATTCGAACCGTATGCCGCGATGCAAGATAGTTCCGATAAGGGAAGCGACACGTCATCTTCGGACAACACCGGCGGCTCGACCGTCAAGACGAACATCACCGTACTGGTCAAGAACCCTACATCCGGTAACGCGAAGATCATCGACTGGGGAGCGGATGGCAGCGTCAGGACGTTGAGTCCCTATGCGAACGCACTGAGCAAAAGCGACGTGACTTCGGCGAACTCCGACGACGAGACCGGCAACACCTCGTCCGATAACGCCTCAGACGGCACATCGTCGGATGGTACGGCATCCGACAGCCAAAACAATGGACAGAACAACTAAGGAGACCATCATGGCCAATGACAAGAAACCGGAACTTCCCCCATTTGCGGAATTCGTCAACAGCAACGCCGACCTGTTCGGAGCGATCATCGTCATCCTATTCGGCATCGCGGTCGTCTGGACTATTATCAGCGGACTGTTCTAGAAGAGGAAACCGTCGTGGCATCGAGAAAAAACAAGACCGGCATAACCGTCGCCGGCATCCTTGGCGGCTTGGCCATCGTGCTCATAGCCATCATCGTCATCATCCAAACCGGAGTATGGGCCACGGTCGCCCCACAATTCGGGTTGCCTGCAATAACCAGCATCAGTCAGATACTTCCGAGCGAAGACTCCATGCAGAAAACAAACATCGGCTTGGGGTTGAAAAAACCGGACCTGTCGAAAATCGAAGGCCAGATCAAAGACGGTCTGACCTCCTCGGGGAACACCGGAGAAAAGGATTCCACGAACACGGATATGGGAGCGAGCGGACTGCCGGCTTCCGCAGCAAGCCCCATGAGCGTGTCCGAAGCCATCACAGCCGCCCGGAACCTCCCGACCGAAACACCCCATACGAAGGGCTACAATCGCGCCGAGGATTTCGGGGACTGGCAGAACAGCGACCAGCTTTGCGGATACGGAACCACCCGCGACTACATACTCAACCGTGACTTGACCGATCCAGTCATGGACTCCAATTGCAAGGTGCAATCCGGGACACTGCATGACCCCTATACGGGCCAGACCATCAACTTCCGGAAGAGCGTCGTGAAGAACGGGAAGACCGTCAGCGGAGACAGCACCGCAGTGCAGATCGACCATGTGGTCGCCTTGAACGACGCATGGGCCTCCGGCCTGTGGAAGAACTCAAGGAAAAACGATCGCGTGAAATACGCGAACGATCCGGACGTGCTGCTTGCCAGCCAGGGGAATGCCAACAATGCGAAAAGCGAGGGCATCAACCTGTACGGGAGCGGTGTCCCCAAGAAGTCCGTCGGACGATGGGCCGCATCCACCCCATCCGTCTGGCTGCCGAGCAACAGCGGCTACCAGTGCTCCTACATGGCCAAGCGCGTCTACATCAAAGACAAGTATGGACTTTCCATGAGCAGTTGGGAGAAAAGCGAGACGATCGGGTTCCTGCAGCAATGCCAGGCGAAAGAAAATTAAGCCATCATATCGCCTGTTGTTTCGGAAACACTACGGTAGGTTGAGATATCAGGATGAGGGCCTACGTTCTCTCGACCCGAATCCTCTCGATGGCAATCCTGATTTTCCTCGGATTCTCCTATGGTGCGGCTTTCCTTTTGTGGACTTTTTGGGTGAGCCGCACCTTTTCTTTTTTTTCTGAAACAATTCTGTTATGCCTGTTAAACTGAATATATCTACATAAAGTATGGAACAGCAAGGAGATCCATTGTCTGAAGACAAGACCGAAAAACTCGGCGACTTTATGCGCCGCGTAAAAGACGACACGGTGCTCAACCTGTACTTCGTCACGGAGACCGGGTCGAAAAGAATACCGACGCCACTGTTCGGCAACCCCACTGCGGAACAGCTGAGGGACAACAGGTACCTGCAATCCCAGGTGGTCGCATCCCGCAAGCACTATTGCAATGAGGTGATCAGCAGCGGATGGACCGTCCACGTGGATACCAAGTTCGATCAGGAGGCTTTCGAGAATGCCTAAAGTGGATAGAGGCTGGAGAATCTGCGGACGTCAGTTCGGCTTTCTCGGCAACAGGCGCCTGCCTTAAACCGTGAATATCTTTCATTGGGATTTTCTTTTACGATATATGCCTGTTATACTGAATATATCCACATAGAGAATTGAAGGAAGACCCACCAATGAGCCACGCAGCCAACACAAGCATCCAAGACATCCAAAACGGAATAGGAGACTTCGTGCTCCGTCCCGAAGCAGACCGCAACAGCCTCGACGGCTATATGAAACTACCCGAACAAACCGTCTCAACACCTGCTCCCATGGATGTCTCATCGAACAAGGCGTGAAATCACACATGACCTACCACGATGACGGCAGCGGAGACTGGACACTCTGCAAAGACGACCCGGACTATGGGCAGTATGTCGCAGCAGGCAATCCAACGAGCGTTCCCGCGAATCCCGTCATCTGAATAGAAAGAACGAAATCATGTCCATTAAGTCAGCGCAAGCGAAACAACAGCTCAGAAACAGCGATGGCACATTCGCCAACGAGAACAAGAATGCGGGATTTCCCTCCAACGACATGATTCAGCGTGCCTCCAAATTGTTAGCGAAAAGCTCGGCGACCGTTGATGAGCCGATCATCAAGCCCTCCGTGAAGTCGGAAGGCTACATGGGATCCACCGCCATCACCGGCGGCAAATACGATGCCAGTCGCAGTCCGGCGGAAAACGCGAAACTCATGCGCGCGGACATCAAAGCATTGCAGAAGAACGGTGAATTGCCGAAGGATTGGAAGATCGGCGTCCGTACGAACACGAGTTCCATGAATTGGAACGCGCACGTCACCATCCAACTGCCGGAAGGCGAATCCTCCACCTATGTGCCGACCCACGCCGAATATCTGGCTGCAGACAAGGAAGACCGGATTATCGGTCCCGAGCATAAGGCATGTCAGGGAATCATCGAAAACCATGGCGGAAGCATTTCCACCGAGGAATGGGACGAAACCGCACGCCTCATCAACCAGAAAATCCGGAATGGCGAACAGTTGGCCGCCGCTGAACAGGCCTGCGTCATCGAAACCCCGCAAGTCCGCAACGCGAAGAAACTCTGCCAACGGGTAGGCGAACAGTACACGTATCAGAACAACAACGCCATGGTCGACTACTTCGACACGGACGGATACATCACCGTACGAGCAGTGACCGGAATCAGGAAACCAGAAAAACAATGAGCGAACCAGTCCGAAACTTCAACCAGTCAATCCACGTCAAAGGAGCCAAGGAGACTCATTACCCGGCTCCAGGCACGCTGATGCTATGGGGTGACAACTGGACACTGTTTGATTGGATTCGTCAGAACACCGACTACAACACGGACACCGAAACGGCGACCATTGATGCCGACGTGCTGGATCGGCTTCACGAATACGCATCTGGCATAGCCAATCAGAGGGGACGGCGTGACGCACGCCGTGGTGAGGCCGCCTGCATCGTAGAAGGTGCAGAAGCGGTGCAATCCTATCTGCGCCATCACCCCGATTTGACGTTGGAATTCGCGGTAATCCACTTGGAATCACATCCGTCCGTCTACATCAAGGAAGAAGTCTGACATTGGTTGAAAAAATCAACTTGCAGCAGGAAGCGTTGAACGCTTTGACGGATGCGGCTCTCAGCAGCGAGAAGCCGGGGCAAGCGTTCATCAAAGGCTATTGCTCCCACGCCTACCGTCAACCCAGTCAGGATGAGGAGCATGCCGCAGCCGTCATGATAGCGAGGCGTATACGCTCCATCTTCCATCTGGAGGAACCGGACGAAGATGATCTGGTCGGTCAATGCGCATGCATCTACCGGGATATTCAAACCAGCCTGCATGATGCCTATGACCGGTTCGAAGCCGAAGACGAGCGGCAACTCGTGGAAATCACCGGCTACATCGGCCGCAACTGCCATGAGCTGGAAGGATGCGCCGTCATCTTCACCTGGAAAGGCGAAACCAAAGCCGGAACACTCCACTACAACGGTATGAGCGACCTCAGCATCCGCGGATTGGACTATGACACGGATTACGTGTTGGAAGTCTGGCCGGACGATTCCATCCACGGCGTCAACAAGAACGTGTACGACCTGCACGTGTTCGCAGGAAAGAAGAGCAGCAATTGAGCAATGAAACAGTGACGCGAGTCGGTGACGCCGATCCGGTAGAACATCCCGCACACTACGAATTATCCCATCCCGGTCTGGAATGTATTGACCTGACCGCCGGCATGAGCTTCTGCATGGGCAACGCCGTCAAATACGTGTGGAGATACCGGTCGAAGAACAAGCCGGTCGAAGACCTGAGAAAGTCTCTCTGGTATACGCATTATGCGGAAAACAGGAACGAGCCCGTCGCTTTGACCTGCCGTCAGCTTGGCATCATCAATGCGCTGCAGCATCAATCCCAGACGGAACAATACGAATTCCAGTTCTGGAATGCCTTACGGTTCGGAGATTATCCGAAGATGTGCCGGGCTATCGCGATGATGATTCGACTGGCAGAAGGAAAGAATATCGACGATATTAACCAGGAGCTGGAATCTTGAACGGGGCATCATCGGCCAACATTCCTTACAAGAACGAATTACGAGACCGTCAAGGATGCGGCGAATACGGGAGACGGCACAAGCCACTCCTTGATGCGGCAATCAATGACATACGTATCCGATTCGAAGGGAAAACGGTAGAAGTCGAATTCAATGACACAGCCCCGAAGCCACTGCAAGGCTTTACAGTCACCGCGCCCGTTCAGATTCTGGAACACAACACCGGATGCTGGTGGGAGAGAACAATCACGGCACGAATCAGAGACGGCTCAACCATTCCCGTCGTGTTGGATCACGTGTATTGGAATTGGATCACCGGCACACCCATGCACATTCATCTCGACGGCATTCAACGCATCCGGGTCATCGAAGACAAGCATCATCAAAGAGAGGAAAACAATTGAGCGTGAACCAACCGTTGACGGACAGCGAAGCCAGGAACATCTTCATAAACGGCGCGGAGGACTTCTATTCACTGTCGGCAAACCCGCAATTCTCCAACGTAGCCGAACTGTTTGACGCCTGGCTTACCGAGCATGATCGCCAACTGCTGGCCAAAACGGAAACCGAAGCAGGGAAACGAATCTCCAGCGAACTCAAACTCGAACATGCAAGCGACGCCCACGCCCGAACGGAACCATCCCGCGCATACATTCAAGGATGCAAGGCCGCGAGAAGCCTGCTCGAGGACGCCATCCGAGACATGACGCAAGAACAGGGGACGCTATGAGTTTCACCAATACGACCCCGAAGACGGCAGCGCTTATTACACAGACAAAGACGACGCAGACGATGACGCCAGTTCCGACGGATGGCAATTGGATGGAGACGAAAACCACTACTGTCCGCAACACTGGCATCTGACCTGCAGCAAATGCAGGAAAACAGCAATGGGAAACCATGACGAACTCATTGAAAACGGATGGGACTGCGCCACAGACGAGTGGCTGTGCCCGGAATGTCATTAAGGAGAAAATTTGAGCAAATTCTACGAACCATTAAAAACAATCGTCAAAGAGGATGATTGGAAGATCGTCGAGGAGAACGAACACACTCTGGCCTGTTCCTGTAACGGGTTGAACGGCTGGGCTATCAGCGGCATGAGTGTGGTGGAATATTCGCAACGACGTTTGGCTTTCTTCCGGGACAATAGGCTGATCGGTGAAATCAAACTGTATGACCTTGACCTGGCGGGACGAGTCGTTGATGAATACATGACCGGCGGGTTCAATCCGACCATGTTCATTTCCTTGGATACGACGATGGAACAGTGGTGCCAGCAAATCGAAGACGCCTATGCAGGAGTGCTGACTGGACTTGAAGAGGAGGAAGATGCTGATGCCGGAAGCCAATGAGAGCATTGCACCTTTCACTCTGCTGGGTGGAATCCTGTATCTAAACGAGTTCGAACTATTGCCGGGACTGTCGGCTGACGCTTGCCGGGACATTGGACGACTGCGGCGTAAAGCCGTATCCGCTCATCTGGTAGGTGACAGGAAAACGGTTGTCTCCTGTGCCAGACAGATCAACCGTGTGGTCGAAGCAGACAAGCGACGCCGAGAACGACTCTCCTCCAAGAAAGGTCGGCCGACACCGAAACAGAAACCGGCACAAAAGAAGAAGAACACTGGTTCCGGATACGATGCCGAATACCGGCGCTTCAGGGAACAGTTCATGCGTGATGTGACCGATCCGAAGAAAATCCGTGAAGCAGACCGTCTCGCATTCTTCAGTGGCGCGCAAATCATTCTTGAAAACTAGCAAAAGGAAAGAATCTTGAAACATCCAATCCTTATCAGCCTCAGCATCATGCTGGCCGCAATCATCGCAGTCGCCTTCCATCTGGCAAAAGACCCTGTCTGATCATGCCCCGATATCATAGTCGAGCCGAACGAGCAGCCGACCTGCTCCAGTCGAGTCGTTTCACGGTGGAATCCGTTGCCAAGCAGACCGGTTTGCCCGTCGATATCGTTCGCCAGATCAACGAGCCTATCGCCAAACGTCTGGCGGAGCAGGATGCGGTGGATGCCGCGGAACGTAGCATGAGGAAAGCCGAAGCGAAGATAATGCGCGAACAGTATCCGTGCCCGCTTTGCTCCACTGGTCATGCGGAACCGCATGACTGCGACACGTTCCTTCCCCTCGGGTTCATACACGGTGGCGAACGTGACGGACAAATGGACGGCTTCTGGTGCCACCCGTACTTCTGCTCCTGTTCGAACCAACGGTGCATCGCCTGTAATATTTTCCCCAGCAAAAGCAGAGAGGAAGCCGTCGAACGGTTCTGCGCCGGAGACTTCGCCCACGAAGACGATTTCATCGAACTGAAAACCGGCAAACGTTACCACTATTCGCAATACGGTATCGAACAGCAGATCCTCCGGTACCTAGCACATTGGAGCGCGGAGCAGGTCAAAAGGCTCGGCTTCGACTCGAAGCTCGTGGACACCCTGGCCATGCAACGGACATTGGATCGCATGGGCGACAAATACGTTGACGTGTTCGACACGACGCTACTATGCCCTAACTGCGGGATGAAAGGCGAATATCGGAAAGCCGTCAGCCCGATCACTCATACGAAAACATGGTGGCGGGTCGGCTGCCCATACTGCAAAACCCGCACCAGATACTCGTTTCCCTCTCAGAGAGAAGCTGCGGAAAAATTCGAATCCGCCCAACTGGATACCAAACCATCAATCCTTAACGAAAAGAGCAAATTGTAATGGCAAGCAACTTCTACAAGGCGGGTGCGGCTGCGATGACCTCGAACAAGGACGATTGGGAAACACCTCAAGCCTTGTTCGACCAGTTGAATGAGGAATTCCACTTCACTCTCGATGCCGCCTCAAACGACCAGAACGCGAAGTGCGAACATCACTACACGGCTGAAAACAGCGGTCTCGAGCATTCATGGGGGGGGGGAGACAGTATTCTGTAATCCTCCCTACGGGCGGAACATCGGCGACTGGATACGCAAAGCCTCCCAGGAAGCCAGCAAACCGGACACTCTCGTAGTCCTATTGGTTCCCGCCCGCACGGACACCAGATGGTTCCAGGACCATATCCTGCACCGTGCGGAAGTCCGGTTTCTGCCCGGACGTTTGAAGTATGAGGTGAATGGGCAGGCCGGTGAAGCGGCACCATTCCCCAGCATGATCGTGGTCATGAGAACAGGAGAAAGGTGACTTCCTCCCCGCCGGCACCCCGACCGTCAAGGCTTTGATAAACGGGCGCGACGAAGGCCAGACCCCCGAAGGTTTCAACCCCGAACCATGCGACCGGCGACACGGGCAACGCCTACGAGTACAGCCAATGCACGTGGTGGGCGTATGTGCGCCGCCACCAGTTGGGACTGCCCGCAGGTTCACACATGGGCGACGGCGCGGATTGGGCGAACACGGCGAGGAAGCTTGGTTATTGGGTTGACAATTCTCCCCGCGTCGGCGACGTGATTTGTTTCAGTCGCGGACAATACGATTCCGACCTGGCCTACGGGCATGTGGGAATCGTTGAAAACGTGGGGCAGGACGGTTCCATCACCACCGGGCCGGCGCGGTTGGGTGCCCCCCCGGCTTCAGCCGTGGGGAGGAAAACCGCGCCCCGCATCATGACCCTGTACCGCCATTACGCGCGTAATGGTGATATACTAGTGGCATGAGTCAGAAAGTCCGGGTCACACGTGTCAAGGTCAAGGGCGGGCAACCATACCTCGGCCAGCATGACGGCACGCCCATGTACTCGGGCGACCCGGACATTGTCATGCGTTGGCTGTGCGACGGGTGGCGGAGCAGGTACAACCAGTGCAGGTCCACCCGCCGCAAGTACGGTCCAAACCATGAGCTCGTCCCCATCGGCGATACGGTCACGGACCTGACCGACGCGCAGGCGCGCCGCGCATGCCCATGGCTCGCCGCCCTGCCGACACTCATCCTGCAATCCCCATCAAAACTCGAAGCGGTGGAATGGTATTCCAACGTGAAACGCCGCAAGACCGCACGCAAACACCACAGGAACCCCGGGCGCATGCCACGCTTCAAGTCACGGCACCGTAACCCGCTCACGTTCGTCTGCTGGTATAACGGCGGCAGGAACGCCGTATTCCGCCAAGTCAACAAGACGCACGGCATCGTCACCATCACCGGGCAGAACCCGGTCGGATTCCGCGCGCACGGCGCACGATGGCGGGTCGAAATCCACGTGAAAACCAGCCAACCGGTCCGCACGTACACGAACATCCGCGTCAACTGGACCGACCGGACCCTCGTATTCACGAACCCGCCCCAACCGTTGGACACGGCGCCGACCGGCCGGGCGGTCGGATTGGACCGTGGTGTCGCCCACCAGCTCGCCACGTCGGACGGCGGGTTCATCGACCTGTCGCAAGCCAAACTCAAACGCATCAGCGGGGAGATCGCCCGTCGGCAGAAAGCCATGGCCCGCAAAGCCCTGCTCGCCGGATACCGGAGCCAACGCGACTACCGCAAGCACGGCACCAGCAAACGGTACGAGCGGGAACGCAGGCAGGTCGCACGCCTGTACCGGAAAGCCCGGAACATCACCATGGACTGGGCACAGCAGGTCACGACCCGGCTGGTCCGCGACTACGATTTCATCGTCGTGGAGGACCTCAACCTCCAAGGCATGACCAGACGGTGCAAACCGAAACCCGACCCCGAGCATCCCGGACACTGGCTGCACAACGGGCAGACGGCGAAACGCGGGTTGAACCGCGGGCTGCTCCAATCGAACCTCGGGCTGATCCGCTGCCTGCTGGAATACAAGACCCGGCTCCTGCCGGGCAAGACACTCGCCACAGTGAACCCCGCGTACACGAGCCGGACATGCATCCGATGCGGATATTGCGCAAAGGAGAACCGTGAAAGCCAAGCGGTCTTCTCATGCACGAAATGCGGATTCACATGGAACGCCGACCTGAACGCCGCCGTGAACATCCTCGACATGGGTGTCCATGCGGCGTCGGCCGGCGAGTTAAGCGAACAGGGTATGGACTATGCCCTGCGGGCGGTAAACACGGCAAGACACGGTGACGCTACACGCGGAAACCGCGCACTGTTCGCCCGCGAACCTCAGTCGTCGGACATAAGCTCGGCGACTGGAATCCCCCGGCTTTAGCCGCGGGGAGGAAGTCAATACTAGAAAGGACATTCCATTGAAGGATGAGAAACTTGAAACTGTCGCCAAAGAGGTGTTCCTGAGCATCCCGCCCGACGTCAGGACAGGCGTGTTCATCGACGTTTTCACGCCATGCGACTGGCATCACGCCGCCCAGTGCATGGTCGATTACGCGGGGATTCTAGACGACCCGCGCGAACCGTTCAACCTCGTCTGCGACATGCCGGTCATCTGCACGACCGCCGTCACGGAAAAGACCGTCGTCTCGGACGTGCGCCCGCTGGTCGGACTGCCGGACGACGCCTACGACGATATCGTGGCCGGCGAGATGGATTACGTCGTCGTGCGCAGCGCAACGGACGGACCCGTGTACGTCGAGGGAATCCGGCCAGACGACGTCGAACAGGCATACGACGAATACCTCGACGAGATGATCGACATCATGGCCGGGTCGGGGAGGGACGTGCTGCAGGACGCCTTGGAGGCCGCCCATTGGCTGGCATACCGGCTTTCCGAACTGACCCAGCGGCATCTCGTCTTGGAAAGGAGCCGGACTTGGAAACTCGCGGAGTAAGAGTCAGGTTCTCCTCTCCCGCAAATGAGAACCGGTACTGGTGGACGATACGCGAATGCGACGGACGGTACGTGGTGTGCGTACGCGAACGTCTAGCCTTGCCGGACGGCTTGCTCGCGTACACGGTTGCCGACCGGCGGAACGGAACACGCGGCCACGTCAAGGACGAACGTTCGGGCGTCAAGGGCGCGTGCCGTCCATCCGACGCGGCATGGCTGCTGGAACAGGCGAAAGCGCAGGGGATTACCGACACCGAGCCGCTGTGTGTAGCGGAATACAAGGAGAAGCATTGAACGCATTCGACCATACGGGCGTAACACTCACCAAGCATCAGAACAACGCCGCGCTCGGCGTGAACATCCTCCCCGACGACGAAATGCGGGCATACGGGTTCACCGACCACGTGCCCGAAGAATGGTACCTGTGCCGCAAGGTCTCCGAAGACGGCACCACCACGCTCAACCTGACCATCGCCAAGGACGGGTCGGACTGGGTCATCGACGTGCTGGACGAGTATTTCCTCCAACCCTACGACTATCAGGGACTGCTCGAACGCAACCCGGACAACGGGTACGCGCGGGCCGTGGCCGATGAATGCGAACGCCAATACCGGCTCCTGACCGAGGCGGGCATTCTGACCGGCTGGCACGAGGGGATGTACGTATGAACCCTTTAAACGGATTGACATTGTTCTATCAGGAAGAATCCCCCCACAGCGGCCAGCCGCTGGTTCTAGGCAAAAAAGATAAGGTGCTGCTGATTCAAGGCCGCACCGGCGCTGCTGGCGCAGGAGCCTGTTGTTTGACTGCCGAGGTGAACAGTCTGACGACACGTGGCGGAATATTGTCCACCGGCAGCAGGCTCAGGGATTGGATTTCCGCAACCAACTGTCCAGGCGTCACGACACGAACATTGCCCGGCCAGACGGCTTCGCTGACATCCGGGTTGCCGTTATGTCCGCCCGGTACCATGCAGACCATCCATTGGGCCGCCACGTGATAGGTTTCGAGCGTGGACGCCCAATTATCGCGTTGGGTTGCCATGTTCTCGCTCATCTTGACCACGGGTGTTCCGTCCGAGCCTTTGATGAGGGCTCGACGGCTGATGCTCATGCGCACCAGGTTTCGTGGATCCAGATTCACGTATTTGGTGTCGCTGCCGCCCTTGTAGTTCTTCGCGTCCACGAACCAGGCATGCACCTGCTGTTGCGGGTCTATGCCGACCAGCACGCAGTCGATGTCCGCGTTGATGGGCTGGCGGTTCTCGTTGAGCCCGTACAGGGACCAGAAGGAGATGACGTTGAGCCGCATGTAGGCGATGATTCTGGCCAATGCGGATTCGCCCTGCTGGCCGGCCTGTACGGCCGTGTTTCCGAAAGCGGAATAATCCAAGCCGGAACCCGGATCGCCGTACAGTTTCCCGAGCTGGCGTTCCTGTTGCAGGTTCGCGTTGAGACTGGCCTCATACAACGGGTCGGGGGAGCCGCCGTTGTCGTGGTCTATCACGAACCAGCCATAATAGGAGTCCTCGTTGCTCATGGCGGCCACCAGCCCGTATCGGGGTGCAAGACGGTTCAGCTCCGTCTGCGTGTCCATAATGAGGGAATTGCTTGTCGGCTGTGGTTCGCCATCGTCAAGACTCAGGATGCCGCGCAAAACGGCACCTCCGATAAGCGCGATAACCACACCTATCATGAGCTGGACGAACCCCAGTCCATTCGTCGCAGTCGATTCACCAGTACCGGCGAATGGCCGTATCGCATAATCAATACCCAGCGACATGACGATCGCGGATATTAATCCCCCCACGCCCGTATAGATTCTGTCCCGCATGGTCTTGCAGAAAACCACGCGGACTATCACTGCACTGATGCCTACCATCATGGCGATGATTCCGATACCATTGAGGTCTTGCAGGAACGGGTCCAGATGTCCCATGATTTATCTCTCCTCAGCTATGCAATGGCTGGCTATATTCCAAAATCCGACGGTAGTCCTCCAAAAGGAATACCGTGACATCCATCTCACAGGACATCTGATAGATCTCGCCATCATATTCCCGTTCGGCCTGCACATAGTCCGCCGGGTTGATCAGAAACATGGCGGTTTCACGGCGCACACGCCATTCGGCATGGCTTTTCCCGTATTCCGCATGCGAATCATCGGCGTGCAGCCAGTGGAACAATTCATGGGTGAGAGAGCATCGTTTCTGCACGTCGGTCATGTGCTCGTCGATGATTATGGTCTGGACAGCCTCACAGTAGAGGCCTGAAGTGTCATCATCAAGCGTAGCTTCGATGACGTGGACTGGCTGGGTTTCCACGGCATCGAGCATCTGCTCGTAGGTCATGCCACGGTTGATGGGCATGTGGCGGTCGAATGGTGCGGCCGTCAGCACGGTTGAATATCCTCCTATCGAATCGGTTCGAGAAGAGGATGCTCTGACAGAACGGTATAGCCTATTACGCCCAGGGCAAGCAGTCGTCACTAGCGGCCGTCACCGCCTTCCATTTCCGCGAGCTTATGCGGATCCTTGTTCGCCGCCAGGGACACGTCGCCCCTACGTAGTTTCTCCAAAACGATACGCTTACGCTCCTCATCGGTGAGGGAGTCCGGGCCAGTGGCATCCTCGCCTGCGTTCCCGGATTCGATTTCGGTTGACGGGGAATGTTTCCGTATTGGCCGTCTTTCTTCGTCGTTGGCGAGCAGCGGGGATGACGATCCGTCGAGGATTTGAACGATATCATCACCATCCATGACCGCGACGAACTGATACGAGGAGATCGAGTCGGCTCCCGTGACTTCGGGGTGCGAATGGTCGGCTTTGAAATCGACATATGAAGTCAGCTGGCCGAATGTCATCCTCCAAAGCTCGCACATGCGTTCGAGGTCGGCTATACGCCATTCCTGCTCGTCGTTTACCCGTTCTCGGACGTATTTTTCGCTGCGCCTGATTCCACGCGCCAACGCACGGTTGGATAAACGACGTATGCCCATCTGGGATTTGACGCCGATGTTGATTCGTCGAGCGAATTCGCTGACCTCTATTTTCGTTGCCATGTCTCTATTCTACGGCTTTTTGCGTCTATTTGATGCGTCACGCCGACACGCCGATACTATTTGCGCCTACATGGACGCACCTGTATAACCTTAAATGCGCCCACATAGACGCAACTGATACATAGGAGACCTTTTCAAAATGACAAACCGTAAGGAAACACCATCAAGAACCGGAAAAGCGATCCGCGACCGGATAAACGCGATTATCGGAATCAACCGACATTCGAACTACGAAGTCGCCCGCATCATCGACAAATCCGAACGCTACGTGCGTGTCCACCGCAAGGGCGATCTCGAATGGAGCCTGGGGGATGTTGAACGATACGGGGCGGCCACCGGCTACACGCCAGGCGAAATCATGGCGGACACGTTCACGATAAAGCCGGCCATGAAGCGGTAGCACTGGTCCATCGCTAAGGAGCTTATATGAGGCAATATGCTCTAATCCATCGGGCCATCCTAGACGATCCGAGCTGGCGATGCCTGACACGTTCGCAGCAGAACCTGTATCTCCTGCTGCTACTGAAACTTTCGACCAATCTCTGCGGCATCGTTGACTGGCGTCCTAAAAAGCTTGCCGTTAACGCTTCGGATATGACTGTCGAGACGATAGAAGCCGATGCCGTCGTCTTGGAGAAGAAACTCTATATCGTACGAGATGAGGACACCGATGAAGTGCTGATACGTTCCTTCTTGCGAAACGACGCGCCTCTCAAAAGCAGTAAGACAGCCATCGCTGTTCGCTCTAGCTACACGGATACAGCTTCGTCGAAACTGCGTGGAGTCATCGTTTTCGAGTTGCAGCGGCTGTACAGGGAGCAGCGTGACTGGCAGGGATGGGATCAGGTTAGGGATCTGCTTGACTTGCCATCAATCGACCCCCGGAGAATTGTGTCAGGAGGTGAAGAAGCGGTATCCGATGCTCTCAACCGTTATCGGGAGAGCTCTTTCTCTCCTCTACGGGATACCTCATTCGATACTCCATCAGATGGGGTATCTCAAGGGGTATCGGATACTCCATCAGATGGGGTATCTCAAGGGGTATCGGATACCCAATCCGATTCATATTCTCCCCTTATACCTAATACCTTATACCCAATACCTAATTCCTCTTTCCGTGCAAAAAATGAAAAATCGGCGGACGAGTCCGCCTCAGAGCCTGAAAACGAGAACGCTTCTTTCGAATCTTCTCAGAGTTCCAGCAGGGTCGAGGAAGCCTCTCCGGTTCAGAAGAAACCTTCCGCGGTTTCTTCGAAGAAGAGAAAAGTTCCGAAAAAAGAGAAGAAGCCCGCGACCCGTCAGACCGTGTTGGCCCCGGACTGGAAGCCCTCGCCCGAACTTCGCATCACCACGGCCAAGGCTGGAATCAACCTGATCCGCGAAGTCACCCTGTTCGTCGCCTACTACACGCAGGAGAAACCCGAATACCGCAGCGCCAACTGGGATGCCACATACAGGCGTTGGCTCGAACGGGACATCCAAAACCTGAAAATGGGGCGCGACCCCAACAACATCGCGCTACACCCGGAGAACCTACCGGTGAACGGCAGGCTGCCGAAGAGCGTGCTGAACGACATGCATAACGAGGAACTACAGGCGCGGGCCGCCGCCTGGGATGAAGCCCATCCGCGAGAGGAGGAGTTCGATGAACTTTAACGAAGCTCTGCAGGTGCTGCGCCGCATCAACGTGCATCACGGCAACGCGCCAATCAGTGACGCTCAAGCCCAATGCTTCTACGAGGAGCTGGCCAGATCGGTGTCGTTCGACGAGGCCAATGCCGCAGTCCGGGAGTTCTACGCATTGCATCCTCACGGCGAATGGATGACGGTGGGGGATATCAACCTCGCCGTGAGAAGGAAACGACGACAGTCGATGCCTTCGGAGGCGACCATCACCCGGCTGATGGAGGAGAACCAGATTTCCGACCCCGACGAGATGTGGCAGTTCCGACGCTCTCTGCTCAAATCATTGGGCCGTGGCCGCCCCGCCACGCAGGCGGTGCAGCGTGCGTTGGAATTGTCCCGTCACCCGATGCTGGGCGGCCCGAGGGACGGGGCGACGAAAAGCCTGCCGCAGACACGGCCGGGGGGAAACCCCAATCCACGCGATCCGGCCCCGGTCGCGACCGTCGTCCAAAGCATCATCGGCGGACTCTCGGCTCGGCCGCATCGGGCGGAATAGCCCCCGGCCATCGCAAGAACATCGAATCAAAAAACGCCATCAGAAAAACCGATTGGAGAAAAACAAATGGCAGACATCACCACACAAACAATCCGAGACACCTTCTTGGACAACCTTCCCGAAAACGTGACGCGCGAGGAAGGGGAGGCGTTCTGGAACGCATGGCTGAACAGGCAACGCGAAGGGCATGAACCGGACATGCCGACACCTCCGGTCGGATTCCAGTACGCACCAGGCGAAGTGGACGAATTCGACTACGGCGAACCGGACCTGGAAGACGAGCAGCTGACTGAGGACCAGAAGCGAGACATGCTGGGATTGGTGCATGATTATGCGATGAACACGTCGGAACTGGCACGCACCATGCTGGACTGCCAGCATTTCGACGACCCGCAGATCCGGGAGCTCGTACGTCAGACGTTCAAGGATCTCGAATGCGCCGGAAGCCACGTGTCTGACGCTTTGAAGCTGATGGGTTGGACCGCGGACGATGCGACGGTCGGCTGAATTCGCTTCCGTTGCCGTCGATGCCGGGCCATGCGGCAACGGAAGAAAAACGGTTATTTTCAATAAAAAACCGGTTAATTACAAACCCTGAGGTTACAGTGGGAACTGTTTGAGAAAACTCAGGCAAGGAGAACCCTCGAAATGACCAAACGTAACAGCAGCGGTCTGCGCAACGCGGGCGCCATCGCCACCGTCGCGGCATTGACCCTCGGCATGGCGGGGCCCGGCGTCATGACGGCCACCGCCGACGAAAACACCGCGAACGGCAACACCGGCAACAACGCCTCTCAAGCCGTGCCGGAGCCCAAATACACGACCACCGTCGACGGCGTGACAGTAGTCACCTTCACGAAAGACAGCACCGGCGGTTACACGGCAACCGTCCCCACGGTCACGGGCAAGTTACAAGACCATGTGCCCGTGACCGGCCCCGGCGGATTCCTAACTAGCTTGAACTTGACGCGCACGCCGAATAAGAATGACACCAGCGTCGTCGGAGAGGTCAAGGTATCCGGTTCCGCCATCTACACCGGACAGGCAGACAACAACGGTCCGAAGTTCACCGTGAACATCGCCCACTACGAGCAAACGTACGGCCAGGCGGTGCAATGGAACAAAGAGAACCTGACGGACGGCCAGACCATCGACCTTGGCACCTCCACGCTTCCGGCCGACAACAATCCGACCGACCAGCTTGATTTCGCAGGCAGTAAGACCGGCTTCAAATGGGGTGCGGCGGAATGGTCCAACACAAACGGCGCATCCACCGTCACCCGCACAGGCACCACTTCCCGAACCGTGACCCTAAAAGACGATACGGCCGGCATCAACCAGAAGTGGACGGTCAACTTCACCAAGAAAGCCGTGCGCACCGACGCATGGACCACCCACGTGAACGGCAAGAACTACACGTTCCAACTCGACAAGGATGACACCGCCAAGGCCACGTTCGACGAAGCCCACGAATATCCGGGCAGTGTCCACGTCACCGGCAGCAGCAGTTTCGACATGAATCCCACGCCCACGTTCGACAAGGCCGACCCGAGCGAGAAGCTCGGCCAGTTGGATGTTTCCGGCACCGCCAGCTACACGCACCCCAAGGACGACAATGCTCTGACCCCCGCGTTCGAGGCCAGCATGCCGTTCTCCTACACGTCCGGCAACCCGATTGGCATCGACGGCCCAAGCAAGGCGCTGTTGAAGGGTTCCGACGGGAAGACCTACTACCAGAAGTATTCCAACTTCACGCTGGACAACAGCAACAATCCGAACACGGATGAGCTGAAACTATCCGATGGCAAGGAGTTCAGCCAGGCGTTCAAAATCGACTGGGCCAAGGACGCGAACGGCAATCCTGCAGTGGAAGTCGCCGAGCAGAAGGCCGAGGACGGCACCACCAGCGTGTTTGTCCGTCGTAAGGGAACAGTCGATGGCACCGTGACCGTCAAGGATCCGGCCAGCCACAAGAGCGTTGATGTTCCGATCCATATCGCAGTCACCGCCGACCGAGCCCAGGACAAGAGCTTCACCGGCCTAACCGTGACCCGCACCGACGCGACAGGAAAAGCCACCGTATACGACGGGGCCAAAGACTTCAACGCAAAATTCAACCCCGACACCCATGAATACACGCTGACACTACCGGCCGACGCGGTCGGCGACAGCTACACGCTGGGCCTCACCCACGGTGTCGACGCCCAAGCCTCCAAACCGACGCTCACGCTCGGAGAGGGCGCCTCCCGCGTACTCAAGGTCAACGTGAACGGAGCTGACTACACGGTGAACGTGAAATTCCAGCCAGCCGACCTGAAAGCAGATTCCCCCGCGAAACTCACCGGCCTGTACGTGAACAAGACCGGAGAAAACACCAAGGGCGACCTCATCGACAACTGGGATCCGAACCGGCTCGACTACGTGCTCGCGTTGGGGGAGAAGGAGCCAAGCCCATACGTGCTACCCGAAGCCCCCGACGGAGTCACCATCAAAGGCGGCAACATCACGCAAAACGCGCAATCCACCCGTCAGGAATGGACCGTCACCGACACCGCAACCGGAACCAGCCGCATCTACAGCCTGACCGTCACCCGCCCCGTGAAAACCGCAGTAACCGAATTCAAGCCCGCCGACCCAGCCAAACAGGCTTCCACAGTCGACCCGGCCAACCAACAGGACACCGCGCTCGCATCGCACGGGTACACCGACAAAACCGGCAAATACGTCACATCCGACAAGGATTCTTACATCATCCCGGAAGGCGGCACTTTCGCCTACACGCCAAAGAACGGCCAATCCGCAACAGTCACGGTAGCCCACGAGGGAATGACCTACACATACACGGTCAACGTACTCGCCCCAGACGGCACCACGTTCGCGCAACACACGTACACCGTCACCTATATCACGGCAGCAACCCACAAGGCGCAGCTGACCGGCATCCTCGTGGACGGTACGGCCGTCAACGGATTCGATCCGGCCAAACATGAATATGCCGCATCCGTGAATGACCCGGACGAGTGGATGGTCTCCCCTCAATACGACAAGGTAAGCGGCATGACAGTCAGCACCGAAAAGAAAGGCGCCGACGCTACCATCACCGTCACATCAGGTGACGGACTGGTCAAAACCACCTACAAGGTGCACGTCACCCGCAAACCATTCGGCGGCAACGGAAACAATGCTCTCGGACTCGCATCCACGGGCGTCGGAATCGGATGGGTCGGCTGGCTTATCGGCATTCTCGCCATCATCGGCGGAGCATTGGGAATCACGGCCGTGGCCCGCAAGACGAAATCCAATGATGCAGACGAATCCTCCGAACCGGAATCAGGGAACGACGCGACGCCGTCTCCTGATCGGTCTCAAAACGTCTGATCCAGTCAACAGGCTGTGAGGCGAACGCCTCCGTTCTTCGACTTGCAGTCTGTTCGCAAAGCTTGCTGTCATGCGGGACCCTCCTGCAACTGGCTCCTCACAGCATGGCAGCAACATCAGGGATGCCGAAAGGCATCCCTTGTTTTTTGAAGCGAAGATACGCCTTTTCGGACCATGGGACGTCCAGTCTCTTGGAGCCGAAGTCCACGGGCTCCTTCAGCCCTTCGATCTCCTTGTAGTGGAATCCCGTCCGCGGTTCCTCCCAGAAGGAGACGAGCACCTGACGTGCGATCGATGGTATCGTCCGTCCGTAACCGACGGTCTTTTTCACCTGAGTCCTCAGCCGTATGTCCAGCTGCACGAATCGGCGGATGTGTCTCAAATCGAGATTGTCGAACGATCCATCTTCGGGAGAGTGGGGATCGACCTTTCCCGCGTCCGCGTAATCGAGCACATTCACGAAATGCAGCATCTCTCTTGCCTTCTTTCTTGCGAACACCGAACAAAATTCCTCAACATGCATAATAACCCGATACACATCGGTCTCGAATCACCGGCCCCGGGCATGATACGCGCGGCGGCTCTTTCAAAGCTCGATGAACTCGCAGACGGATCACCGATGCCTACCGACGCCATCAGACCCAGAAACCCGCTTGCCTTAATTCTCGGGGAAACCGGGAAACACGACGGTTGCACAAGACGACGTCCGTCGCGCCGGCCGCGCGTACACTGTACGTATGTCGGCGATACCGGAACGGCGGGATCCCACCGGCCATGATCATACGGTTCGGCCCAGAGTCTGGGGAACCGGTGCATAAGGGCGATCGGGCTTCCGGTGCCGGGCATGACCGTGGTCGCCGCCGTCTTTCTCAAGACGGTGATCCGCAGAGACGTTCTGGCGCCCGGCATGAGGAACGACAGCAAGGAGCAGATACATCATGACCCCCGGAATAACATTGGGGGGGGGGCTGCATAGAAGCCTCCCCGTAATCCGTTTCACCGCCAAGGAAGGCGGCGAACGATGGTCGTGAGACTCACGGAGGACAAGGTCCGCACGGAGGCCGATGCCGTTTTGGGGCTGTCCGCCCTGGACGGCAAGGACGGAGCCAGATCCGGCACGGGCCAGATAACCACATTCAATCAGCTTGGATTCCAAGGCGTTCAGGACAAACCGGACGGCTGGTATCTTCCCTCGAACCGGAATGACGTGGCATTGGTGCTGGAGGCCAAGGCATCCACGATACCGTTGGGCAGGCCGCAGGCGGAAGAGCTGCTGAAGAACATCCGAATCGTCAACGAACAGTACCATAAGACGGTCGGCCTGCTATACAACGGCGACGATCTGCGCGTGTTCAAGAACCTCGAAGAGGTCGAAGCACCCGCCGCGTTACAGGCGGTCGGCTACTATCTCGGATTGTTCAACGAGAACGGCATCGACAAGGACCATATCTACGAGCTGACGGCCAGGATCAACAACTGCCTGCATTTCGAGTTCGGCATAAAGAACCTGTACCATCGCATGATATTCACCGCCTGCGCCCTGGTAGCGAAACGCTATGACGCGCACTTCGTAGCCGACGGGAAAGTCGACTACTCCGAGTTCCATCAGGTCATCCTCAGCACCATCAACAAGGAGATGCTGCGCGACAAAAGGCAGAATTTCAAACTCAACTTGTTGGGTGATGTGTTCGCGGAGATCAAGATGAACCTGAACGTGAACAGCGAGGACGAGAAGGAGCAGGCTCATGTCAGGGAGCTCATCAAGCAGTTCATCGAATGGGTGACCGAGATCAGCGATTGCATCAATTCGGATGCATGGCGCGGCGAGGATGTCATGGGCATCTTCTTCAACGAGTTCAACCGATACAAGACGAAATCCGAAGCGGGCCAGGTGTTCACGCCCGAACACATCACGGACTTCATGTACCGGATACTCGAAGTCAACAAGGACGACAGGATACTGGACGCCACCTGCGGCTCGGGCGGGTTCCTGGTGAAGGCGATGGCGAACATGATACGCGAGGCCGGCGGCGTGAGAACCGAGAAGGCTAGGGAGATCAAGGACGGCCAGCTGTTCGGCATCGAATACGACAGGGAGATATACGCCCTCGCCTGCGCCAACATGCTCATCCACAAGGACGGCAAGACCAACCTCGAACAGATGGACACGCGTGAGGAGACGGCGTGCGCCTGGATACGGCGTATCGCGGGAGGCGTGTGGGAGAAGGACGAAGCCGGCCGGTACGTATACCGCTCCGGCGGTGTCACCAAGGTGATGATGAACCCACCTTACGAGAACAAGTACGGATGCATGACGATAGTGGAGAACGTGATGGACAACGTTCCGCCAAACACGTTGTGCGGGTTCATTCTGCCGGACAAGAAACTGGAGAAGACCGGCAAAGCACAGAAACAACGCATTCTCAAACATCATCGTCTTCTGAAGGTCATCAAACTTCCGGAGGATTTGTTCTTCGGCATCGGCGTCACCACAAGCATATTCGTCTTCAAGGCGGGAGTGCCCCAGAACGACGAGGAGTTCTTCACCTGCTGGATGAAGGATGACGGATTGGTGACGGTGAAGAACAAAGGCCGGCACGACGTGTACGGCAGATGGCCCGAGATAGAGGACACATGGGTGAATACCGTCAAGAAACAGTCCGGCGATAGTACCTGTAAATGGGAAAGCCCCAAGAAACACCTGTCGTATCAGATGCCGGTGAAACCATTTGAGATCACAGAGGAGGACTTCCGCAGGACGGCAATGGACTATCTCATGTTTCAACAGGGTATCGATGCCAAGGAGTTTGATGAGAGCGTTCTCGCAGGAGTCTATGCAGGCGAGGTATCGGATGACGGTGAAAACGTCACCATATCCATTCCGAAAGACGATAAACGATGACGCGTCTAGACATTTCCTCTTGGTCGCCAATTCGTCTCGGTGACGTGTTTGAGTTCGAAGGCATCAAGCAGGCGCGTACGCAACTTGCAATCCCGGATGACGAGAACGGTATACCATACGTGATCCAATCCATCAGGAACAATATGGTTGTCCGCAGAGTGAGCCGTCAGTGGTTGATCGATCACGATGAACCGCCCGTTCCCGGCAATGCCATTGCCCTAGGCGTTACTCTTCCAGCCGTGTCGTATCAACGGGATGAGTTTGGCGCCAGCCAGGTAATCACGGCGAGAAATCCCCGTATGAACGAGTACTCAGGCATCTTCATAGCCGCAGTGCTTGGCCGGTACGTAACTCGATTTACTTATGACGATAAGCCCGGAATCAGTAAATATGAGAATCTTGTCATACATTTGCCCGCACTGGAGGACGGAACACCGGATTGGCACCTCATGGGAGCTTTCATGAGGAAGATATTCGATTCAACAACAGCGAAGCTTTACGCGTTAAAAGGCATCAGCACTTCACACACTGCGGTGGACGTGACTGCGTGGAAAGCGTTCAAGCTGGACGAATTGTTCGACATCAAGAAAGGCACGCGTCTGACCAGAGCAAATATGAAAATCGGCGATATCCCCTTTATCGGCGCCGCCAACATCAACAACGGTATTACATCCTACATCGCAAACAACGAACATCTTCACCCAAGCGGAACACTCACAGTGGCCTACAACGGCAATGGGGGCACCGGCAAGACGTTCTATCAGAACGAATCATTCTGGGCATCCGATGATGTTCATATTCTGTACCCAAGGTTTGTCATGACAAGGAATATCGCCCTGTTCATCGCCACCGCCATCGAACGGGTGGGTCGAGACAAATACGGGTTCGCGGACAAGTGGAAACTGGAATATATGCGGAACGACGAAATCAAGCTCCCCGTTTCCGCTGATGGGACCGTCGACTGGGCATACATGGACAATTACATGGGCCATATCATTCAAGGCGCGTTGACGGACATCAAGGCGTTGAATGACATTCTTTGATTCCCTCATAGGACGGACACCGCCCCGGCATGGCCGGAATGAATCGTTGGCGTCATAGGGATCGTTCGACAACGGTCATCCCCCGTCAGCGAACGATCTCGTTTCCCTGCGTGGAATGCTTGACCTCCTGCGACATCATGTAGGCCGGCATTGTCCCGGGGAGACAACGGCCCTGTCTTGGCTATCGGTCGAAGATGGATTCCCCGTCGCCCAACGCTCCCAGGGATCGCAGCTCGCCGTCGAACCGGTCGTGCTCCGTCTGCTCGCGCAGTTCCCTCTCCCATATCTCATAGTCGTCGGCGCGCAGCCCCTCTTCGGGACCAACCCTCCAGTCGAAGCGTCGCAGCCGGCTGACTCCGGGCATGACGGTGCCATCCGGACGCGTCAACGGATGGTTGACGACGACTTTGCCGCCGGTCGACCATTCATCGGTGACGGCGAACCCGGATCCGTCGGCCAGCGTCTCGTATTCGCCCACGAGCCTCCTGCCTTGCTCGTACCATTCGCACAGATGCAGTGTGAACGACCCGTCCTCATGTTCCTCGTACATGACCGTCTCCTCTTCCGCAATCCTAGAGCTCGATGTCCTGGGCGAGCATGGTGGCCGCGTCGTTTTTGTGTTCGATCCACCATGCCGCGTCGTTCATCCGCAGCACCTGTCTGCGTAGTTCGGCGAACGCGTCACGGTCCTCGATGCGCGCGTGGCGGGCGAGCACGTCGACCTGGCTTAGGGTGCGGCGTCGTATCGGCTCCGCCCGGTCGCACTGGGATTTCGAGCCCCACAGTTCGCAGAACCCGTCGAGCCTGTTGCGCTGCCGGGACGCGATGCCGATGCAGGCGGGGCATGACACCCGTTCCGCGTTCCTCACCCGCTGTTCGACGACCACGTACGGGCCGTCCACGTTGATCCGCTCCTGGTGCCCGCATGCGTGCGTGACGAATCTCCAAGCCATGACCTACCGCCTTTCCGGAACAAAAACCGAACCAATATTCGAACAAATGTTCTATTAAGGCGGGGACATATGCCCCGCACCAGCCGACAAGAACGCTACGACCGACACGGAGCACGCCGCGTTCCAGCAACATGGTGGTACAATTTCTTGTACAAATAGGAGGTGCGTGATGACACAGGCCGTGGCCTACAGCAATTTCAGGGCGAATCTCAAGACCTATATGCGCAAGGTCAACGAGGACGCCGACACCCTTCTCGTGACCAACGCGGACCCGGAGGACAACGTGGTCGTGATGAGCGCCGACGACTACGATTCGCTCATGGAGACGCTGCGCGTCTACCAGAACCCGTATCTAAGCGACAAGGTGATGCGCGGCATGGCGCAGGTACGGCAGGGCCAGACGATGGCCCATGACCTTGTCGAAGCGGGCGCGTGATGCTGCTCTGCTGGACCGAAGACGCCTGGGCCGACTACCTGTACTGGCAATCCCAGGACCGGAAGACCCTCAAGCGCGTCAACGCGCTCATACGGGATATGCAGCGTACCCCGTTCGAGGGCATCGGCAAGCCCGAGCCCCTCAAATGGGGCCTGTCCGGCGCATGGTCGCGGCGCATCGACTCAGCCAACCGCATCATCTACACCGTCGCCGACGACAGGCTCTGCATCCTCTCCGCGAAGGACCACTACTGAACGACATGGGGCGGAACGGCTCGTGTGCCTTATCGACGTTTTCGGTCGACGAGGCTTTCTCGGACAGGATTCGCTGGCAGTTCCCGAGCCGGCTCCAAAAGAATCAGCAGGGGTGTGGATCACTCCCCAATACGCCACAGAACTTATCTTCAACCCATCCACCGTCTCCACCGTTGCCGCCGCCCTGGGGCGGCTGCGGCTGTGGTGCGGGCTGCGGCTGTGGTGCGGGCTGCGGCTGTGGCTGTGGTGCGGGCTGCGGCTGTGGCTGTGGTGCGGGCGTGTACCCGCCACCGGTGGATTGCTGCGGCGTGTACGTGTATCCGCCCTGGGATTGCGTGTATCCGGTGTAGCCTCCGGTCGTATCGCCCGTGTAGGAGGAGCCGTTGTCCGGCGCCTGGGCCGTGCTCTCCGCCGCCTGCTCCTCCTTTTCGGCCCTGGCCTTCGCGTCCGCATCGGACTTCGCCCTGACGGAGTCGTTGACCGCCTTCACCGCATCCGAGATCGCCTTCCCGTCCTTCGATTTGATGGCGTTCTCCAATGCGGTGCGAACCTTGTCGTCCTCCACCCTGTCCTTGGAGTCGTTCAGGACCTTGGTCGCGTCGGCGACGGTCTTGTCGGTCTTCGAGGCGTTGACCGCATCCGCCTTGCCCCTGATCTCGTTCACGGTCTTCGCATACGCGGTCGCGGTCTTGTCGAGCTGCGCGGTCACCGCCCGGATGCCCTTCAACCCATCCGCCGGGCATCCGGGGATATCGGTCTTCGTATTCGAAACGGCCTTCACGGTCGAGGCCAATACGGCGACCGTCTTCGCGTCCTCGACCTCCGAATCCTTGACCGTGATTGCGGCCTTCATCGCATCCGACTCCAGATACTCCGTCAGCTTCTTCTGCGCCTTCACCGCCTTGTCGTATGAGGTGGCGCATTCCTCTGAAGCCGCCATCAACTGATTATGGCTCCAATACAGGTATCCACCGGTGCCGACAGCCGCCAAAACAACGACGGCAGTACCCCCCGCAATCAACGGAACCAGCCACTTCGGACGCTTACGATCCGGAGGCAGGGGGACTTCGAATTCCGTCACCGGCTCAACCGGTGGCGTGACGTTCATGTTCATAGGTTCTTCTTTCTCATTCAATTGTCTTTTCCTTATACTATGTCGTTGACTGTCAGGCTGAACCGTGCCTCCAATACACGGTCGCCGTCCAGGCCTTGTTTCGTGGACAATTTCAGAATGCACCCAATGATATGTGCTTGCAAGCGCAACGGTAAGGTGGCCGCTCACAAAAAATATCGGTCAATTTCAATAAAAAACCGGTTAATTACAAGATTTGACGTTATGGTAAAAACCGCAAGACGTCAGTGAACATCACTGGTGACAAAATGTCCTTCTTATCAGAGGAGACGATATGGGGAGAAACAGCAATCCCACTCGCGGTTCCACAATCCGGCATGTGGTCCGCACGATCGCCGCGGGCGTCGCGGCAGCCGCCACCTTGGCGGCGGGCATGCTCGTGGCGGGCACGGCGGACGCGGCCACCATGCGCGACCCGTTCGAACGCTCCATCCAGAACGGCAACCCCGGTTTGTGGACGAACGTGGGCACGATCACGTTCAGCAACGGGCACGAATACAAGAACATGGCGCAGTCGCTGGGCGTCGTAGACAGGGTCAACGGGAAGAACACGTACTGCATCGAGGCCGACGTGCTCTACACGGGCACGGCGGGCACGTGGGGCGACTGGACGGACGAGCGGACGAAACCGGACGCGCAGCGGCTCGCATGGCTGACCGACAGGTACAACGGGGACCGGGATGATCTCACGCAGGCCGCGATCGCGGGCCTGATCCATCAGAAGCTCGACCCGAGGGGCAACGAATACCTGGACGGCCTCCGGCGGCTCGGCTGGGCGGACGGGCCCAGCTGGGACGCGTACACGGCGAAGATGAACAGCCTGTGGACGGAGGCGGTCAACGGCACGCCCGCCGGCCTGAACATGGAATACCAGTACACGCAAGGCAAACGCAAAGGCACCATCAACGTCGGCATCCAGAACGGGAACGGAGCCAACATCGCGGGTGCCCAGTACACGGCGACCCTGAACGGCCCGGCAGTGTTCGACCAGAACGGAAAGAACACCATCAGCGGCACCACCACCGGCTCCGATCAGCATCTTGCATGGACCGCGACCGGCAACGGCGAGGTGACTTATACGCTTAGCCGCAAGATCCCGAAAGCCGCCATACTGTCCTCTCCGAACCAGAATCTGATGAGTCCGACCGACCCGGAGACCGTGTCGAAGAACATCACGTTCCAGGTGCGGAACAACTTCCAACCGACCGTGTCCACCCAGGTCAGCGACAAGATTGTCCCCAAGGGCGCGAGGGTCAGCGACAAGGTGACCAGCGGCATCAAGAAGGGCGACGAATGGGTCGACGGGGTCAACGTGACCGCCAAAGGCTACTACTACACGCTCGACGCCCGGCAGGCCAACGACCTCACGGTCCTCAAGCAGGACAAGAACGAGAAGACCGCCGACTATCTGAAACGCGTCGCCAAGAAGTACGGTCACCCGGTCGCCACCGCGGACGCCACGTTCGGCAGGGTCGGCCAGGAGCAGACCGTCACCGCGAAGAACGCGAACGGCACCGACTACGTCAACCCGCAGGACGGGCGCATCGGCACCTGGGTGTGGGTGATCCTCAAGAACGAGCAGACGCAGCCAGACCACATCACCGCCGACTACGTCGACCCATTCGGACAGACCACCGAATCCGATGTCCACAAGGCCGCTCCAAACCATGACTCCACCGTGCTCGAACAGTACACGGGCCTGAACAAGGACATCATGGACACAATCACCATCGGCGGCCTGCCCCAGGACTACGGCCAGTTCAACACGAACGAGGACTACGGGTTCGGTGGCGACGTGAAGGCCAAGATTCGCGTCTGGTGGGCGGGCTCCGGCACCGGCGACCGCACGCAAGACGAGAAGTTCAAGCCGACTACTCAGGCGGAGCCGACCGCCGACGCCAACCACAGGCTGCTCGGAGAATGGGAGGTCCCCGCGGGCAACGGCACGTACAAGGTCGGCGGCGGCAAGATCACGTTCCGACAGAACAACACCGGGGATGCGAAGATCGTCGTCGACAGGGGCGTGGACATCAAGGCCACGACCAACAACGAGTCCGGCTACTACGTGTTCATCTACGATTTCCCCGGCAGCGACCGTGCGGCAGCGTTCAAGAGCGCGTACAACGACCCGTGGGAGCGCAGCTTCGTCGAGGAGACCCTGCACACCGTCGACCTGACGAGCAACGTGAGCACGAGCGAGGCCGGCCAGGGCGAGGAATTCTATGATGTCGCCCATATCAACGGCCAGGTGGCGCGCGGCAGCTACGTGACTTTCACCGCCTATGATGCGGTGCCCGGCAGCCCGAATACCGCCGCGCCCAAGAAGCTCGACAACTATCGCGTCCCCGTCTCGAACGAGCAGGCGGATGCGAGCAGCAAGAAGGCGTTCGACATCATCAGCCCGAAGATCAGCACCGACACGGTCGGCAACGTCTACTGGAAGGTGTCGCTCTACAACGAGCAGAACGAGCTGCTCGCCAGCCACGCGCTCGGCATCGAATCCGAGACCGTGAAGATCATCAAGCCGAAGATCACCACGCAGGTCACCAAGTCGGCCGTCAAACCGGGAGAGGAGTTCGCCGACAAGGCGACCATCACCGGCAAGATTGGGCGCGGCGCCTACGTGACGTTCGATGCGTACGAGCCGGTCCCCGGCGATCCGGACACGAATGCCGGCAAGCTCGTGGATTCCGCCCGCGTGAACATCACGGACGAGCAAGCCGACAAGAGCGGCGTGGCCGACATCACCGTCACCAGCCCGAAGACCAAGACCGATGATGCGGGAGCCGTCTACTGGAAGGCCAGCCTCTGGTCCAGGAACGGAGCATTGCTCGCCACGCATGATCTCGGACTCCCGTCCGAAACCACGTTCGTCCAGCCGGGCGGCATCGTCACCTCCAACGCGCAGAAGCTCGGCGCCACCGGCGAACAGCTGTACGATGAGATCACCGTCTACGATGAGACGAGCGCCGAGGAAAGCGCCGACGGCCAGGTACATGAGGGCAAGAGCAATTCGAACCCGCATGGCGTGATCGGACGCATCCCCCAGCATTCTACGGTCACCGTCGAAATGTACCGTCAGTCCACCGAGGACAACGGCGACCAGGGCATGTACAAGATCGCGGAGAAAACCGTGCCCTTGGACACAAACCAGATGGCCCCGATCAAGGAAGGCCAGTCGGGCAACCGTCCCGGCAAGCTCACCCTGAAGGTCACCGACCCGAAGTTCAAGACCGACAAGGCGGGCATGATCTACTGGAAGACCACACTGAAAACGTCGAACGGCGCGGTGCTGGACTCCCACATCTACGGTGAATGGAACTCCGACCATGAGAGCGGCTACAAGTCGTATGAGCGGACCCCGGTCCAGAAGTATTCGACCACCGTGTCGAAGAAATGGATGAGCGACGCGGACGGCAAGTACGCAGACAGCACGCTCCAGGTGTACGACGTGCTCCATCAGACCGGATACGAGCCGTACAACGACGAGTATCGGGTCGGCAACACGGCACAAACCCCGGACGGGGCGACCATGCAGTTCGAAATCTGGAGCAAGGACGGCAAGAACAAGGGCACGATGGTCAAATCGTATGATGCGACGGAACTGCCCAAGCTGAACCGTCTCGGCACCGGCAAGGAACCCGATCCGGCCCACCCGAATGCGGGTGACGATACGCTCGACAACTATCAGAACGTGAAATCCGCGACCGCGACCATCCCCTCCGACTGGGATGCGTCCAAGTACTACTATCGCGTCAGGGTCACCGTGCCCACCACCACACCGGGCAACGGTTCGGATGAAAGAGACCGGAACCGCGACGTCGTCTGGTACGGCGGCTACGACGAGGATGAAGCGTTCGACGTGATCCACGTGGACACGACCACCACCGAACCCCTGTGGGTCGATGGGATGAACGTGAGCGACGAGATCACGCTGAAGGGCAACATTCCCGCAGGAATGCAGTACGAGGCCGAACTGTGGCGCACCAGCAAGGACGGCAACGTCCGCAAGAACGCCGCAACCAAGTACGATGACACGGACCATAAGGGTGTAGCCAGCGAGAAAGTCGCCACGACCGGACGCCAGGATGTCCCCAAGTCCGCGCTCGGAGCGCACCTGGATGGGGTCACGTTCCGCACCAAGAGCGTGAAATCCCCGGGCGTAGGCTCCTACATCTGGCGCGTCAAACTGTACTCGCCCGAACAGCCGCACGACACGAAGAACGGGACCGGCACCGGCGGCGACACTAGCATGCCCGCACAGTCGGGCGTGATCACCGGAGCCTGGATGAAGCAGGCCGGCGCCGCGAAATACGCGGACGACCCGCAGGGCGGCGACCATTGGAGTCAGGCCAATGAGAAGCAGACCGGCGTGGGCGACGGTTACCAGGATCGCTGGCTCCTGTTCGACGGCTGCGACGTGGACTCCGAGAAGTTCGAGGTCATTCGCATCGACACCGATGTGGCCGGCACGAACCTCATCCACACGTGGAAGGACGAACATTACGTGGACGTCACCAACAATGGCGCCGACGTGAACGATCATGCGACCATCAGCGGCTACATGCTCGACGGTTACAAGCTCGGCTTCGAACTGTACAAGCAGGCGTCCGGCACCGACGCGTCCAAGGACATGAAGGTGAACGGCGTCGGTCCCGTCAGCCTGAAGGAAGCCCAGAAGGAACTGGATTCGGCGAAACTCCATATCACCGACCCCGGCGACTACTACTGGGTGACCGTGTTCACGAAGCCCGACGGCACCGCATGGCAGCCCGACAACGTGAAGGAATCCCGTTCCGACAAGCGCGTGAAAGCCGAATCGTTCCACGCGGTCCGCATCACCACCACCACGGCGAAATGGACCGGCAAGGACAACACGACCACGGACGTGGCTCTGATTGAAGGCTGCCTGCCCGAGGATGCGGTCGCGAACTTCGAACTCCACGACTACGGGACAGGCGACAAGGTTGCGGAAACCGGCGACACCACGTTGAAGGAGCTCGGCTACAAGACGTGCACTGACGGCAACACCAGCCAATCGGTCGAATCGAAGCCGGTCACCCTGCCCGACGCCAAGGACCACTACTTCGTGGAAAGCGTCCGCTTCCCGAACGAGGACAAAGACAAGGGCTTCCACCGCGGCAACGACAAGGTGAAGTCCGAATCCACTCGCACCATCACCGCGAACACGGACGTGAACGTGGAAACCATGCTGAACATTCCGGTATCCGACCACACCGATCTGGTGAACGTCAAATACTCGAAGAACGACGGCAAGGACATCCGCAACGACCTGACCGGCCCGCTCACCGCCTCCTGGGAGGTATGGAAGCAGAACAAGGGCGACGACCCGTCCAAGGATGTGAAGATCACCACGCTCGCCGACGGTAAGCAGGCGATCCAACTCAAATCCGGACAGACCGAGGCGTACAGCCCCGAATGGACTCCAAGCCAGACCGGCATCTTCTACTTCCGTGTGATCATCAAGGATGAGAACGGGAAGGTCCTGAAGTACGGTGCGGCCCGCGAACCGTCCGAAACGATCCGTATCATCGACGCGAAGTCCAAGACCACGCCCGTCGTGGACGAGCAGGACAGCGTGCCGGACAAGGTGACGATCACCGGACCGGTGGCCGCCGGAACCATGGTGTCTTGGCAGATCAAACGCATCTCCGATGGCGGTGCCGACTATGATGAGGTCATGCAATCCTGGAACACTCCGAAGGACGGCGCGGTCATCATCACCGACGAGCAGGCCAAGGAGGCGTTGGAGAATGGCGGTATCACCGTCGAAAGCCCACGCAGATTCCAAGGCAAGGCCGGCGAGGATTACTACTTCGAGTTCAGCCTCACCAGTCCGAAACGCGCCGAGGACGGTACGCCCGCCAAGGCCGTGAAGGACAAAAACGGCGTGTACACGACCGAACACCTCGAATCGAACGGCGTGCTGCCGATCGGCGAGGAGAAGGTCGACGGGGACGAGACGGAACCCCAAACCAGTCCGACCCCGTTCTACACGGATCGCAGCCGCGTCGACGATGAGACCATGAGGTTCATCAAGATCACCACGACCGCGAACACGCACAACGCGACCGTCGGCGACAAGATCCATGACACCGCGCACATCACCGGCCATGTGACGGAAGGCTACTGCGTGAAGTTCGAGTACTGGCAGCAGAACGACGGGGATGCGGGCAACGACAAGCTGCTCACCACCACCGACTGCGTGACCGTGCCCGCGGGCGCCACCAGCGTGGATTCGCCGGAGATCACGGCCGACAAGGAAGGTACCTTCTACTGGCGCGAACAGCTGATCCCGGTCAAGCCGGAACAGCCGACCGGCCCGGTCACGTACGGCAAGCCGCGTGTGGCCGGTGAGACGGTGAGAGTGCATCCGCTCGCCAAGACCGGTATCGGCGTGCTCCCGCTGATCGGCGGCATCCTGATACTCATGGGCGCGGGCCTGGCCCTCACCCTAGGCGGACGCCGCCGCCGTACGAATCGGGGACGCCACATGGCGTGAACCGATCCCGGGCCGCGACGCCGATAAGGGTCGTGACCTAGGCGGAAAACAAAAGGGGGATTGTGATCCCCCTTTTGTTCATCACCCTTGACCTAGTTTTTTGCGGCGCAAGCCCGGCCCTGAAGAATCGGGCTTGCGCCGCAAAAAACTAGGTCAAGGAGGGTCTCGCCTCCACGGGTGTCGATACTCCGATGCTTCTTTGGGCCGGTGTTTTCGCAGGAGCTGGTATCGCTCTCGCTCTGGCTGGTTCGAGGAAGCGTATCCGCCTGTAACCTTGATGGGTTCATTCCGTCGTAGTGGAGTGAGACCATCCTGCTAAAAGGGGTATGTCGGATTGGTGTCAGGTTTTTCTCCTCTGTGCTGATGCTTATCCGACATGCCTTTTCTTCATATATGCTTGTTATACTGAATATGCTCACATAGGAGAAATAAGGAGACCAGGAACCCATGGCAGGAGAGCCGACACTCACACTCGTAGGCAATATCACCGCAAACCCCGAGCAGAGGGGAGATACGGTCACTTTCACCATCGCGCACAATACGCGTCGACGTGATCGTAACGGGCAGACAGTGGACGGAGATGCCGTATTCATGCGATGCGCAGCATTCGAAGACCTCGCCCAGAACATCATGCGCTCCTGCTATAAGGGCATGCGCGTGGTAGCCACCGGTTACATGAAAACCAACAATTGGACAGACAAGACCACCGGCAAACAGCGTAGCAACCTCGAAATGATCGTCACCGATTTGGGTGTCAGCCTCCGATTCGGCGTCACGCAATTTCAGAAGACCAGCGGCCAACAGTCCAACGGCAACGGCTACCGGCAGAACAATTACGGCGGCGGATACCAGTAGCCGAACAACGGCTACCAGCAAGGCGCATACAACAACTACTACCAGCAGCAGGGTTACGGCCAACAGGCTCCCGCACAGACACCGGCGCAACCTGCAGCACCCTCACAGCCCGCGATGGATCCATGGGCTACGACCACGCCAGCCAGCACGGATCCGAACGGCGACGACACCGACCCGGAATTCTAAACGGTTCCGACATTGATCGAGCTGGAAGATCTGGGCGACAACCTCCGCCTATACAAGGGGGATTGCCGCGACCTCATCGCCATGCTGCCGGACAGCAGCGTGGATGCGGTGGTCACGGATCCGCCGTATGAGATCGGTTTCATGAACCGGGGATTCGACCGGACCGGCATCGCGTTCGACGTGGATCTGTGGCGGGATATCCTGCGCGTCCTGAAGTCGGGCGGGCATGTTGCCGCGTTCGGCGCGAGCCGCATGTACCATCGGCTCGCCTGCGCGATCGAGGATGCGGGCTTCGAGATCCGCGACCAGATCGACTGGGTGTATGCCAGCGGAATGCCGCACGGGTCGGATGCGAGCCTGCTCGTGGACAGGGAGCTGGGAGCGAAACGGACCGAAATAGTAGGACACTATCACGCCGGATGCGGCTACTCGAACAAGAAAGGCTGTGGAAACAGCACCTCGAACGGTGGGACACCGGTCACCGATGCCGAGGTTAAAGCGCCGGCCACACCGGAATCAAAAGCGTGGTCGGGTTGGTACAGCCAGCTGAAGCCCGCGCACGAGCCCATCTGCCTCGCACGCAAACCATTGGACGGCACGCTCGCGCACAACCTGTTGGAACATGGGACCGGAGCCCTGCACATCGACGCATGCCGCGTACCATTCCGCAACACGGCGGACGGGACCGAGTCGAAGAACAAGAACCGGCATGCCGACTTCAATTCCGGCCCGCGCGACAACCGCATCTACGGCGCGGACAAAGCGGATCGCACCGACTACACGGCCGAAGCCCGTTTCACGCCGAACATGCTGTTCGACCAATCCACGGCCAAGGAACTCCATCCGACAGTCAAACCGGTCGAACTCATGCGATGGCTTGTCCGTCTCACCACCCCGGAAGGCGGCCTCGTATTGGAACCGTTCGCCGGCAGCGGCACCACATTGGAAGCATGCGCTGGAACACATGCAATGCACGGCAAGCGAACTCGATTCTGACTATATCAAGCTGATCCACGCACGGCTCAGCAAACCAATACAAAACGAACTTTTCTAGAAAGAAGTCAACTACCTCATCCGTAAGGGCGAGGTAGTTGACGTATATAGGGAGAACGCAGTGCAAAAAACAAGCATTGCCCTAAATCGTCTTTTAGCCGATAATGTAGATTATGTCAGATAAGAATCACTCTCAATAAGAAGTCCGCTCTCCCAGCTAGAAAGAACCCATGAACGCAAACCAATGGAAACGAGCTCTATTCAGCCACTCCGAGGGAGAGAACACAAGGACAAACGCCAGCACAGAATATCCTCAGCAGTACAATGCACGGCAGCGGAAAACGAATTGGAGGAACCGAGGTCATCAAAGTGGACATGGACGAAACTGGCGTTAGCGGATTCTTCTGCTCGTCATCGTTCTGATCGGACAGTGTCGCCGACCGTATTATCAATGAGGGCCGTCAGTCCGCTTTCATCGAATTTGTCGTAGTTTTCAATATCGTAGTGCATTTGCAATTCCAGCCAGTATTCCGGCGGCGTGCCCAACACGTAGGCGAGATGGTATGCGAGGCTTGTGGTGATGCGTCTTTTCCCGCGTATTATTCCACTGACGGTGGTTTGTGGCAGGTTCATGGCTTTCGCCAGACGGTACATGGTGATGTTGTTTGGTTGCAGGTATTGGTGTAGCAGCACGTCGCCCGGGAGTGGCGCATGGCCTACATCGTTCATAGCTAAACCCTTTCACGCAATTCACTGACTTTTTTCTGATAGTAACAAAAGAAGCTACCGTTTTGCCTCGGAATGCGGGAATACGGTTTTGCCCGCCTCTCCCCTATATGGGGTCAGAGACGGGCAAAACTCACTGCTTGCAAGGGATATCAGCCCTCGACTGCATGCCATCCGTCAGCGTGCTTGGCGGAGCGCACCTTCACGAGCACGCAGCCGGCGCCAGCGATGGTCATGATCGCCGCCAGCGTGGCGATTGCGGTGGTGTCCGATCCGGTGGAGGCCAGATCATTGTTCGTCACGCCTGCGGCCTGCTTCTTGGCCTGTTCGGCCTTCTGCTTCTTGGCTTCGGCATCCTGCTTGGCCTGGTCGGCCTTCTTCTGGGCTTCCTGCTGCTTCCTGGCTTCCTCCTCGGCCTTCTTCTTGGCTTCGGCTTCGGCCTGCTTGGCGGCGGCGAGCTCCTTGTCGGACGCCTGCTTGTCGGCGAGCTTGGCATCATAGTCGGCCTTGGCCTTCTCGTATGCCTTGTCGGCCGCATCCTTGGCCTTGTTCGCCTCGTCCAGCTTGGACTGCGCTTCCGTCAGCTTCGCATTGGCTTCCTTGAGTGCCTGTTTGGCGTTCTGCAGACGCTTGATGGTGTTCTGGGCGTCGTTGAGATTGCCGGTGGCCGTGTTGAGGTCGTCCTTCGCCTTCGCGTATGCGGCCTTGGCGTTGGCGATGGCCTCGTCGGCGGCCTTGACCTGCTTGTCGGCGGCTTCAACCTTCGCGTCGGAAACGGTCTTGGCGTCGAGCGCGGCCTGCTTGGCCTTCTCGGCCTCGGCCTTGGCTGCCTTGGCGTCGGCCAGGTCGGCTTCGGCCTTCGTCTTGTCTGTGTTGGCCCGCTTGATCGCGGCTTCCGCATCCGTCTTGTTCTTGGCGGCGGTTTGAGCCAGCTTGTCGGCGGCATCGATCTTCGCCTGCGCGGCGGCGACTGCCGTGTTCGCCTTGTCCACCGCCGTCTGGGCTGCGGTCTGGGCGGCGGTGGCGGCGGCGGCTTCGGACCGGGCTTCCTTGGTGGACTGCTGGGCGGCGGAGTACGCTTCGTTCTTCGCCGTCTGATCCTTCTTGGCTTCCTCCAACGCCTTGGCCTTGTCCGCGTTCGCCTTCACGGCCTCGTCATACGCTTTCTGCGCCTCGGCGGCGGCAGCCTGCAAATCCTTGGCCTTCTGCGCGGCCTGCTGGGCTTCCTCGGCGGCCTTCTGCGCGGCCTGCTGTGCGGCGGCCAGCGCCTCGGCCGCATCGGAAGCGTCCTGTGCGGCCTGCCTGCTCTTGGACAATGCGGTCTGCCAGTTCGCGTCCGCGTTGGTCAGCGAATCACGCCATGCGGTCAGATCCGCCAGATACGCGTCCACATCCATGACACGCCCCGACTGGTCGGGGGCCGCGTACTGGAACGTCTGCCCGTGCGTGGTCCCGAAGCCGAGCGTCCCGTTCTGGCTGATCGCGAAACCGGTGACCGTGTACCCCTTGTTGACGATGTTCAGATAATGGCCGGTCCCGCCCACCACGTTCCCGTCCTTGTCCTTGCCGTCCAGCACGCCGTCGGTCATGTCCTTCTCATAACTGGCCTTCTCGGCCGTGTACCAGCCGTCGAACGGGTCCTTGAATCCCCAGGCCATGTTCTCGCCGACATTGAACTGGCCGGAATGGCCGAAGTTGTCGTCGGACCAGTCGACGTTCGCCATGCTCATCGCCATGAGCGTGTCCGACACCTTCAACGGGGCCAGACCCTCCTTGGCGCGCAGCTGGTTCGCCTCCTTGATATACGAGAGCGCGGCGATCATGTTGTCGAGGCTGGTCGCATCGCCCTTCGCCCCGTTCTGGATGCTGGACAGGTAGAGGGTCTTGTCCTTGTCGGTGAGGACCTTGACCGCGTCCGACGCGTTCCGGTCACCGAAGTAGGCGACCGCACCCTGCGAGAGCTTCGACTGCGCGTCCGCCGCGACCTGCTTCAGCCGGTCGGCCTCGGCCTTCGCCTGTTCGGCGGCCTGCCGCTTCGCCGTGGCGTTGGAAGAGGAGTCAGACGCCGCCTTGTCGGCATCCTTCTGCGACTGTTCCGCCTTCTGCTGGGCGGCCGCGGCATCGGCTTCGGCCTTCTTCGCCGCTTCGAGCTTCGCGGCTAGGTCGGAAAGACCTCCATCATCCTTGGACAATTGCTCGACCTTGGCGTCGGCCTTCCGCTTGGCTTCAAGCGCCTTGGCCTCAGCCTGCCCGGCTGCATCCAGCTTGGCCTGCGCGGCGTTCACCGCCTCGTCGGCCTTCGTCTTGTCGCCGGTCGCCGAGGCCTGCCGCTTCCTGGCTTCCGTCAGCTCCTTCTCGGCGGCGGCCTTGTCCGTCACGGCCTTCTTCGCGTCCCCATCGGCCCGGTCGGCCTTCTTCTGCGCATCACTGATGGCGGTATCCGCGTCATCGGCCTTCTTCTGCGCGTCCGTGGCCTGCCTGTCGGCCGCATCGATATCGGTCTGGGCCTTGTCGGCGTCCTTCTGATGGGAGGCGGATTCGGCCGTGGCCTCATCCTTCGCGGCCTGTGCGGCCTGCTTGTCGGTTTCGCCCTTGGACTGGTTGTCGGATGCCTGCTGCATGGCCTTGTTGGCGTCGTTGATGGCGTTGGACGCGGCGTTCGCGGCCTGCTGCGCGGCCGCGATCTTGTCGGCCGTGCCAGTCGCATCCTGTGCGGCCTGCTGCTGGGCCTTGTTGGCGTCGTCATAATTCTTCTGGGCCTGCTGCTGGCCGTTCGCGGCTGTCTGCTGCTGGGCGGCGGCGTTGTCGAGGTTCTGCTTGGCGGTGTTCAATGCGCTGGCTGCGGCGTCGGCCTTGGCCTGTGCTTCGGTCACGCCGGTCGGGGATGCCTGTGCGATTGCCTGATTGGCTTCCGCTGTGCTCTGCTGGGCCTGTGCGACGCTGTCCTGCGCCTGTGCGATGGTCTGCTTGGTCTGGTTGTCTGTGGTTGTGGCTTCGTCGGCCATGGCGATTGCAGGCGAGGCGAGGGTGGCCATTACGGCTGTGCTCGCCACTGCGATCTTGGTGAGGTTGCTGCGTTTCATGAAAGATCTCTTCTTTCCCTGGTCGTGTCTCTTTCGGGGTTTGTGTTCCCTGGGAGGCGTTGTATGTTTTCCACCTACAGATAGTAACACAAATTTCTACTAATGCAAATTGGTACCCCTTTTGTGTCAGCAAGACATGTGCCTGCCCGCAACACGCCGACTGCGACAAAGCGAAAATCCGACAGCCAACACCCCCGTCACAGTGACACCGGAAACAAGAGCAGCCTGTTTCGTGTCGCCCGGCGATGCGCCGGGCAATGGGGCCTGGTCGGGCATGCTGTTGCGTTCCCCGGTGACGAGGAGGCGGAGCGTGTTGCCCTGACCGGTGCAGGTCAATAATGTGACCTCGTCCCGTCCTTTCCGGATCTTCAGCGCCTTCGTGTCCGTGGGGCTGACGATGCGGATGTCGTTGACCCGGTAGGCGAGGGTGGCGTCCATGACCTTGATGTAGAACGGGTCGCCCTTCTCGAGTTCGCCCAAACGGGTGAACAGGGTGGCGCCCTTCAGGTTCGAATGGCCGGTAATCACGGCCCTCGTGTTTTTCCCTCCGACGGGCAGGCTGGTGCCGGCGAGATGGCCGGCGGCGTGTCCGAGCACGTCCTGGCCGGCGCCGTGCATGATGGGCAGGTCAACGCTGATCTTCGGGACCAGGAGCTCGCCCATCGCATCCAGTCCGTTGACGGACAGTTGGCGCCGGTATTCGTCGTCGCCCTCGAAGTCGCCCTTGGTCTTGCCGTCGAACACGGGTTCGCCGATCTGCGGCTGGCCCGACTCGTAAAGTCGCTGGTTGTATTCGACCGCTGATCTGATCGCGCTCTGACGGCTACCCTCGGGAAACAGCGATGCGGCCTGGCTGACGGAACGCGCCTGAGCGTCGGTCGCCCTATCTCCGATGAGCTGCTGGATTCGGGGCATGCCAATGAGTATCAGCCCCAATGCCAAGCAGACGAGAGCGGCGGCGGTGTATATGCGGGAACGGCGGATGAGCAGGCGGGTCCGGTTGTCACGGGCCCGCCTGTCATCGACGGCGAGACGCATGGACTCCCACACGTCTCGCGATGTCGCTACGGCCATGCTCACCGGGAATGCCTTCCAATGGTCGGCGTTCCGGCGTGACGGCCTTTGCTGCCGGCTCCCATGCGCAGTCGGATCACGGGCATGAGCGCTCCCATGGCGAGGATCATGAACGCGAGGCCCGCGTACAGGCCGATGGTCGGCACCTGGGCGTGGCCGCCGGTGAACGGGAGCGTGGTCATGGCCGGCGCCCATTGCGCGTACACGGTGATGCTGCCCTGGTCGGGCATGGCGACCGTGCCCTTGCCGGGGCCGAGGATCGTGTCGCCGTTGCCGGGCGTGGGTTTCATGGCCCAGCCGTTGAACCGGAAGCCGGGCCTGCTCTTCACCTTGCAGTCGGTGCAGTAGAAAGGCCGGGCGGGGAATCAGCTCCCCCGCCCGGCCTTTCTACTGGCCTACCGTGGCTTTACTTCCTGTGCCGCGCGGTCTCGGTTTGGTTTCCGCGACGGCGGAACAGCATCAATCCCACTCCCAAGAGCGTGAACGCGGCCAACGCCACGGTGGGCGCGGATACGCCGGTCTTGGCGAGTTGGCGAATCGTCTTCACGATGGCCGGTGTCGCCGGTGGGATGTAGGAGTTGGTGAACTCGGGTCGGGTTCCGGTGACGGTGACCATGCCGGGGGTCGTGGACGGCTGGTCCCCGATGGCATCCCCCTTGGTCTTGTCGGTCGGCGTGGCGGGCATGGCGCCGGAATCCTTCTCCGAATCGTCCGTCGGGTCGTATTCGACTTTGGCGGTCAGGTTGCCTTGCAGGTCGTCGCCCACGGTGACGGTCACGTGGTGTTCCGTCCTGTCGTAGGTGACGTTCTTCTCGCCGGTGTTCCTTTCCCGAATCACGTACCGGTGTTCGCCGCAATCGTCGATGCCGTTGTTGTCACGACCGTAGGTGAGCGGTTTGAACCGGATGTCGCCGTCCTTGTCGTTCCGTTCGGTGTCGATGACATTGCCCTTGTCGTCCACGAGTTCGAACTCGAATTCGTCGGCCTTCAGCCCGCGTCCGGCCAGGTTCTTCCTGGCCGCGAGTTCAACCAACACGTCTTCCGGCTGGTACGTGTTGCGGAAGAGGATGCTCTTTTCGCTGGCTTTGCCGTTGGAGTAGGCGACGCTGGCGGCGAGCCTGTGGGCCTTCGCGTCCTCGGTGACGGTGACGGTGACGGTGTGGACGGTCCTGTCGTAGGTGACGCCGCCCAGATTGCCGTCCTGTTCGGTCACGGTGTACGTGTACACGCCGGCCCGGTCGAACGTGAGCTTGTCGAATTCGAGGGTTCCTGCCCCTTCGCGGACGTCCGTCGCCTTGTCGGATTGCGCAACGCGGGCGAACCGTTTGGTCTGGAGGAGGTTGCCGTCGGAATCCTTCAATTCAGCGGCGAACTCGCCATCGTTCAGATCACGTCCGGTCAGACGCTTGTCCGCCTTCACGGTCACGTCAACGGGTGTCGGCGTGTATGTGTTGTCGAATCGGATGTCCGTGGCCTGACGGTCGGCGGTGGCCGAGAGCATGCCGCCTTGGTCGGTGACGGTGACGGTCACGTCGTATTCCTGAGTGGAGTATCCGATGGTCTTGTCCGTTCCGGCGAGCTCCTTCACGTGGTACGTGTACGCGCCGGGCTTGGTGTACGTCATCCGTCCGAACGTGAACCCGGTTCCCTTGTTGGCGACGGTCAGTTTGCCGTCGCGGCTTCCGTCGGGCATCGGGATGTCGCCGGCGTCGATGGGATTGCCGTCCGAATCATGCGCGGACGCCGCGTTCAGTTGGAACGTGAACTCGCCGTCCTGCGGGATGCGACCGGTCGCCGTGTCCGTGTTGACGATGCGTTTCGCGCCGCCGATGGCGTATCCGACGTTCTTCGGATTGTACCGGTTGGTGAACGTGACGGTCCCGTCGGAGTCGCCGGTGGATGGGGTCACGGTCTTGGACGTGACGCTCAGCCTGCCCGTGTGTCCGACGTCCTCGACCACGTAGGTGATGGTCGCCACGGTCCCGTCCTTGGTGACGCCCGGAACGGTCGTATCCTGTTCCGACATGGTGAACACGTAGGTGCCGACGAGCGGGAACGACAATCGGTCGAACCGGATGTCGCCGTTCCGGTCGTTCCGTTTCGTCTGGTCGGGGTTCGACACATTGGCGGGCGCGGACTGCTGGTGGAGGGCGAAGGCGAAGTCGTCGCCCTTGAGCGGGTACTTGTTGCCTTCGGGCGCACTCATCCTCTTGACGGCGATCGGCGTGTCCGTGGCGGGTTGCGCCCGGTACGTGTTCGTGAATTCGGGGATGGCGGTCCCGCCGTCGTATTTCACGTCGGCGAGCAGCTGCCCCTCCCCATCGTCGGTGACGGTGACCCTCACGTGGTGTTTTGCGGCATCATATGTGACGCCGCCCCTGTCGCCGGGGGTTTCCCGGATGGTGTAGTCGTACGTTCCCGGCCGCGTGTAGGAGATGGCGTCGAACAGGACGTCGCCCCGCTGGTCGTTGGTCTTCGCCGTGCCGACCTGACCGCCTGTCTTGTCCTCGACGCATGTGAACTCGTATTGTCCGGCTTGCAGTTGGATGCCTGTATGGTCGGGGTCCGCGAGCGTCTTGCGGGCGCGGAATTGCACGCTGACCGGCTTCGCCTGATACGTGTTCGTGAACTGGATGGCGTCGGATTGCACGCCGTCGCACGTCGTGTTGGCGGTGATGCGACGGGTGAACGTGTCAAAATCATCGGCGACGGTGACGGTCAGAATCCAAGTGCGGCTGTCGTAGGCGACTCCCGCATTGTCTCCCTTGCGTTCCCGGACCTGATACCGGTAGACCCCCTCCTTGGCGAAAGCGTTGGAGTTGATCTGGAGCGTCTGCGTCCTGTTGTCGGCGAACGTGATGGTGGAGGGCACCGCGTTCGCGGGCGCGCCGTCCAACGCGGTGATGTCCGCGACGTACCTGTCCCTGTCGGTCCAAGCGCCGTTCGGACGCCCGTCCAATACTTTGACCGCTTTGAACGTGGCGGGCGTGGCGGGCATGAGCGTGCCGCTCATGCCGTGGTCCTCGTTCGGGTCCTCGTACACGGCGGACGTCATCTCGTCCAACGCGGGGAACGGTTTCAGCGTGATGACGCCGGCGACCATGTTGCCGTGCGAATCGTTCTCCTGATCGCTGTCGGAGTCGGTCGCCTCGGACGCTTCCTTCGCGTTCTTGACGGTGACGTTCTGCCCGTGCCAGGCGGTGCCGGTCTTCGGCGTGAACCTGAGCTTGAACCCGGAGCCTGCCGGAATGGAACCGATTTCGTAGTGGCCGTTCCTGTCGGTTGTGGCGGTGCAGGGTTTGCCGTCCACACTGGTGACTGTCCTGCCGTTCGCGTCCACCAGCGTGACGTTCACGTCCGCGAGAAGCCGGTCAGAATCCTGTCGGATGCCGTCATGATTGGTGTCGAACCATGCGACGCCGTTGACCTTGCGTTCCACGACCTGCGTGACCGCGTCCACCTTGTTGTCGCCGTCCGCCCAACGGTTCACGTACATGTCAGACGCGCTGTTGCCTGTAGGCTTGATGCTCAGGATGAAGTCATAGCGGGCGTTGGCGGGCAGGCTTGGCGAGGTGAACGCCCATGCCACCGGCTTGCTGTAGCCGTCGGGGATGGTCACCTTGCCTGTGGTCGCATTCACCGTGGCTTCGGTCCATTGTTGGACCTGTTCGCGGGTTATCTTCGTCGCGTCCACGTTGCGCCACTTCTGGTCGGTGGTGAAGTAGACTTTGACGCCGTTCATGCTCGCACCCGCACCCGCCTTGACGGTGAGTCCGATCAGAGTGTAGTCGCCGTGATAGTTGGACTGGTTCAAGCCCTTGTAAGGCATGATGTCCACCGCATACGGATTGGTTTTCTCGTCCTTGGAGAAGTTGCCCAGCATGTTCGTGTAGCCCAATGTGCGTTCGATGTCGTTCAGCAGCGGTTGGGCGCGGGTCGCCAAAGAGGTCGAATGGGTGCGGCTGACCCGTATCGTCACGTCGGCCTTCTGCGCCTTGTCGGCCAATGGGGGAGCCATGTTGCGTTTCGACTGGATGGCCGCACGGTTCGTGAACGAATCGTTGTTCTTCACGTCATGGTCGGGGTCGGACGCGTCCCCGATGGTGGTGGAATAGTGGATGACGGTCTGCGTGCCGGAGTCGGCGCGCGCCCCGTTCACCCTGATGGTCATGGTGGTGGTGCCGTCCTTGTTCACGACGATCGTCGGCGTGACGGGGGTGCCGCCGGTGACCGTGCCTTTGTCGGGCGTATGCTGCGAGTATTGGCCGCCGACCGTCATGGAACCGTCCACGTAGGCGAGTCCTTTGGGCAGCGTGTCGGTGATGATGTAGTCGGTCGTGTATTGTCCGCCGTCCGTGGTCGTGGACGTGTCGGCGGTGGCGGTGAGCTTCCAGTCCACCGTACGCTGCTCCTTGTCCAAATCGTAGACGGTTTTAACGTTGCCTGCCTCGTTGGTCTGCTCGACCTGTTTGGCGATGTGCGGTGTTTCGCCGGCTATGTACAGGCTGTCGCCTTTCAGGGTGTCGGCGGTGTCGCCGCCCTGGTAGACGCCGTTTTCGTCGAACGTGGCGGGCCGGTACGTGTCGCCGCTGTATGTCAGATCGGGTTTCACGCCGTTCGCGTATTCGGGCAGGCGGGTGGTGAGACTGTCGGACCATCGCTGCCATTGCGTGTCCGGCGCGTCCGCGTTCAGGTTCGCGGTCCGGGCGAGGGTCTTGCGCGTCCAGTAGGCGGTTTCGGCGACGATGGGTGTGACCGTGCCGATTCTCGCGGTGTCGAGGATGTGGGCGGGCAGTGCGACGATTGGTGTGAATGTTCTGTCGAACGACGTATTGTCCGGGTCTACCGTGTTGTGGTCTTCGAACAGCATGCCGACGACCGTGCCGTGCCGTTTCGCTTCGTTGAGGGTCGGATAGTAGTCGAGGCCGCTGATTTTCGTGTCGCGCTGCTCCGTGTAGTCCTTCCAGCCGGTGCCGTCTTTTTTGACGGCGTACCAGTAGGGGATTTGGTTCCTCCGTTTGGTCACCCTCATGCCCCACGTGAAAACGCTCATGGGGATGGTCGGCTGCGTGTCGGGATGGTCGTCCACCGGTTCGATGCTGTTCGGGTCGAATTTAGCCAAGCCCATGCCCATCACTTCGGCGTCGCCTGCGGAGTTGATGATGATGTCGTGGCCTATTTGGAGGCGTAGTTTCGACCCCTGTACGAGACTGTCGGACCCGTTGCTGAAGTCGGGGTTGCGCCAGTCGCCGCTCGTACCCGCGTCATTCCAGCTGTTGTCGTTGCCCCAGTACGTGTATCGGATGCGCGTACTGTACGAGCCCGGGCTTCTGACGGTCGCCGCCGTTCCCGCATGGTCGTCATCGGTGACGGCCTGATTCCCGTTGCCTTCAGCCGTGTCGAGCCTGTTTCCGCTGACTCCGGTGGCCGTCAGTTCGACATCGTCCACGTTGATGTTAGCCGTCTGATCAACGTTCCCGTAATACTGCGCCACGGTCCTGCCGTCGCGGCTGGTGGGCGTGACGAACTGCAATGCGTCCGTGTGGATGGCTCCGACCTGCATGGTGGAGCAGTCCGACGACATGTGATACGTGGTGCATTTAACGCTCGTGTCCGAAGAAGCGCTGCCTCTGGGGAAGACGGACGTGTCGTAGCCGTCGAACGAGACGGTCACATCCGTGCCCTGCTCACCGGTCGTGGTCGTATATGTCGTGTCGCCACGCGCCACATTCTGATACCCGTCAGCATGGTCGGCGGGGTACGGAGCATGATAATATAGGTCGCCCATCGATGCGAACGTCCGCCCATATCCCGGAACGTTGCCGGTATGCCCGTAATCGTAGAACAACGGCTGCCAACGGCGTTCCATCGGATGCTTCGTCCCGGTCTTCGTATCATCCGAATACTGGTTGGACAAGCGAAGCCTATAGGTGATTCTGCCGGACGGAGCCTCCAACCCCTTCAAACCCTTCGTCCGGTCGGGCCAACGCATCTCCGTGACCAATACGATGCCCAAACCCAAGCCGGACACCTTGCCCTCCGTCTTGTTGGGCGCGTTCGCCGCGCCCGCAGAGAAGTCGAACACACCCCTGTCATTGATGCCATAGTTGACCATGCGAACGTTCAGACTCACCTTCGCACTGACCGTCACATCCTTCGGCGCGTCCGAAACGATACGGTTCGACGTGTCGTTCGGCACCGTCCACGCTTTCACGGTCGGATGGAACCTGTACCCGTTGGGCGCTCCCAACACTTTGACCGCAAGGGTGATGCCGGACGTGCCGGGGCAGACGGTCGGACTGTTCGACGTGGGGGTGAGCAGACGGTATGCGGTGAACACCTGCCTGTCACCCTCCTGCGTGACCTTCGCCTCATAGCCGGGCGTCCGGTCCACCCAGTTCATCTGGTCGGCCGCGAACGTGACCTGTCGGCCGGAATACGGCAGTTCGAACCGGAAGCCGACCCGAGCCTTGCGATAGTAGGTCATCGCATGGTCCGGCGTAAGCGTGTACTCGTAGTCGTAGGTCACCGTATCGTAGGAGCGGACGACGTCGTTGTTTTCGTCCTTGTCGTCTCCCGCCTCGTTGTCCTTGTCGAACGGGGCGGTGCCGGTCGTCCATCCGATGAGTTTGAGTTTCGACACGGTGGCGGTATCCGTGTCGAGCATGTCGTGGATGGTCACGTCGGGTGCGACGTTCGGCGTGGATTGCGACTGTACGCCGTCGTCCGCTTGGCTTGTTCCGGCATCGGGTTCGGCCTCGTCGCCGCCCGTGTCCGTCTTCACTTCGGGGTCGGCTTGGATTCGCGTGGACGTGCCCACGGTCGTATCGTCCGCATACGCGGCGGAAACGGCCGACGCGCCTGAGCCGAACAGCGTCACGGACGCGAGTATGAGCGCGACGATCTTTTTCAGACCGGGTTTCATCGTCTTTCGGTTCCTTTCGGGGATGTGCCGTGAATGAATACGGCTGTTCCAATGGTGTGGAGGATGGGTCCCAAGTACGGTTTGCAGGAGAGTTCCCCTCCGCCCGGCGGCCTCGTCGGGCCGGATTGGGGTTCGGGTCGAGCTTCATCCACTTGCCGTTGCGCTGGATCTGGAACTGGGCGCCGTCGGGCAGCGTGTTCACGTTGCCCCGCGTCCACCTTGTCCTGGTCGGTGATGATCGTGCCGGCCGCCATCGCGGATGGGGCCAGTGCCAGGCCAGCCAGCATGCTCGCGGTCGCGCAGACCATTGCCGTCACGATCATTGGCATGCGCCGTGTCGTTTGGTTGTCTCTCATTCCAGTGTTTTCCTTTCCTGTTTGTACATCCTGTCGGTTGATAGGATGCGGCATGGTTGGCGTCCAACGGGTCGAATCCGGCGACTTTCACCGCGGGTGGCCTGTATTTGCCTGGCTTCAGACCGAACTCGCTTATCTGCTTCGGCGTACGGCTGATGGGAATGGTTGTTTTCGTTTCCTCCGCCGATGCCACGGCCGTTCCCAGCGACCACATGGTGGCATTGGCATGCACGGCGGGCATGCCTGCTGACAGTCCGGTCATCAACATTCCTAAGATGTTTCACTTCCTTTGCTTCACCGTCAGGCCTTTTCCTTGGGTCCTGACGTGCTGTCGACTTCTTCATCATTCAACATAGAAGCAAAATCGGTTGATTCCAATATTTTTCGGTATTTCCCAAAGTTTTTTTCTTGAATAAAAATAGGGATGCCTTTCGGCATCCCTTGTTGATTCAAGTTGCCTACCATGTTCGCGCTTAAACTGTCTAAATGGATTAGGACTCTGGGAACTTCCTCTCGTCTGTGGCTGGTTCAATAAGTTCTATGGGAATTCTTTGGAAAATCAGCAAATGGTACAACCGCTACCAGTTCCTCATGTGGGCAGTCGGCTCGATCACCGCGATAGCCGCTCCCCTGATCGGCTACGCCGCCTATTTTCTCGGTGTGGGCAGCCGGCGTGCGGAACTGTTGTCAGACAGTCCCGAATACGCGAATGATATAACGGCCGGCAACCTCATCCAATGGTTGACCGGCCAAGCACACAGCTACGGTCGAATCCTCGGCATCGTCGCCGTCATTGGGATACTGCTCATCATCTTCTGCATCACATTCACCATCATCGGCTGGATCGGCCGACGCACCGAAATCAGCGGCACCGACCAAACCAGTGAAATACAGGAAAAAGGCCGGCGCAAAGCCGAGACGGAAGAACAATACGACGACTACGGGCAGCCAGCAGAATACTGATCACGCGCCTTGCCAGTGGTCTGCCGGTCGGCTCCGACCTCGAATACGCCGACGAAATCACCCTCGGCCGAGCCCTAGCCGGCCGTAGCGAACCCTAATGATGTTCTCCTTTTGCCCAATCGGTTAGCGTGTCTAACGTATCGATTCCATCCTGCCGATGCGTCTGATCCAAGCTCGACCAATAGTCGGAATCTGCAGCAAGTAACTCATGCAAGCGCAAAATTCGTTTGCGGTCATTGGAACTATGGAGCCTTTTTGCTTCCTCATCTGGACTGTCGATTAGAGAGAGCAGCAATGCTGCGTCAATGAGATGGCGGTCTCTTCTAGCTGTCTTATCGACTTCCCACGCAGCGCTCTTCAGCATCAATGCGCCGAGTAGATCAGGAATTGCGATGGATGCGGATTGCTGGTCATATCTAAGTTGAAGTCGCATGCTTCGTTTGATGGCCTGACCACCTCCGGGCATACCGCATAATCTCATTCCCGAAAGAGTGGCACCTTCTCTTTTTCTCTTTCCATACAGATAATCCGTTACCAGTATGTCCACTTTGTCGTGGGCAGGGTTTTCAAATCGAGTTGCATATTTAGTTAGGGCGTCTTTTTGCAACCTGTATCCCATAGTGGCAAGATAGCTTTCCATCTGCGTGGCTATTCGATCATAGGTCAGGATATTCAATAAAAAGTCAGCGTCGGTGGTAGGGCGGACAGGAAGCCCGTGGAGCATGGCATGCGCTTGAACCATCAGACCGCCAGTGAGTAGCCATTCATCAGACGTAAAATGCTGAGCGACGGCAAAGACCGTACTCCACGGTTGAGCCTGGGCCGAAATATCGATTGTATTCATCGGCTGTCCTTACCCTTGTTATCGGATTGGAAACGGGATAGTAATTGCGTGAGCTTATCAAAACCGGCACCGCATTCTCTGACATCTAGTGAATCGGCGAGATCGGCTGAGCATACTCCGATTGGCATATTTCCGGAACCATTCGGAATGTAGGAGGATACATGCAATCTGACGTTTGCGGGTTGAAAGTCAGAACGCAGTTTTGCCTGTTCGACTATTCGCCGCAGATCGCTTTCCAGCAGATATCCTTCCACGTCGCTTGTTTCAGTCAAATTGAACTCTGCAGCCAGCTCGCCGGTGCCTGCGGATAAACGTATCTCCTGAATTACCTTCTCCAGTCGGCTCTCTCTGCACCACATGGAACACAGTCTTGCCCTATTTCTGCACAAGGAGACCAAATCAGTTGCATCCAATGTCGTTAGACGTTTTTTGAGCTGATACTTCTCCGAAGCGCTGAGCCAGTTAACGCTCTCTCCGGAGATCATGTACAGCGAGGCAAAGGCAATACGGGGAGAGAATGTGCGTCCTCGCTTGCGGTCAACGTGATTGAGTCGTCTAACGGATTCGTTGGTTATGTAAAGACGGTCTCCCTCTTTGACTGCATTCAGAAGATGCTGACTGACCAGTGAGCGAATCCTTCGATCACCTACGCCGAGTTTTTCGGCGGCCTCTTGAGTAGTCAGTAAAGTCTCTGCTGTTTCTATAGCCATATTGCAAGTATATACTCAAATATTCCGCATTGGGACTATTTGAGTATATATCGTGTAGGTATTCTGAGCCACGCTCGATTTAGCCTCCTAGCCGGTCGTAGCGAAGCCTGATTTTGACGTCCTCCCCACGGCTGAAGCCGGGGGATTCCCCCCATCCTGACGAGTGGTGAGCAGCGCAGCCACGCTTCGTCGAGCTGGCCGGATAGGTCGGATGGGGAGTTCATGGTTCCGTCCATTCGCCGGAGGTTGGATCCGTGGCCGGTTCTGGTGCGGTCGGGGTCTGCTCTTCGGGCTTTTCCTCGGCTGGGGTTTCTTTCTTAGGTTCGGGTGCCGGCTTCTTTTCCGTTTTCGTCTGCGTCTGTGTTTTCGTCTGCGGTGCGGCGGATTCCGGGTTGGCTGTTGGCGTTCCGCATGCGGTGGCGAGCAGGAGCAATGGGATGATGCTGGTGGCTGTGATGGTTCTGGTCTTGGTCATGGCTGGATCCCGTCGTTGGTGCTGTTTTCCAGTCTAGTCGGAGCGTGGTTTTGGGTGCGTTTTTCTAAAAAAATCTTACCTATTTTATGCAATCTACTTGTATGTAACTTACATCTAATATAGAATCTATACTGATGAAAGAAATACAATCCAAAAATCAAGGAGCAAAAGATGGGAAACATCGACAGCCAGCGGATCGCAATCCTCGAACAACGCCTCAACGAGCTCGAAACCCGCGTCAGCCAACTCGAAAACCCGAAGCCCGTGACCGGCGGCACCCTCAAACGCGCCATCGAAGCCCTCGCCGACAAGGTCGGCCAAATGGGCGAGACGTTCAGCAACGAGGGACGCAAGGGCCGCTACATCATCGGACACGACGGCAGGCGCCACCCCGTGTTTATCGCCGCCAGCCGCAACCTCGGCTCCGACACCGGCAAACCCATGTCCGGATGGCACTCCATCAACCCGCGCAACGCCGACACCACCCGGTTCGGCGCATACATCCTCTCCGTCGAAGACGAGCTGCGCAAGCCCGTGTTCTTCATCTTCACGCCCGAGGAGTTCCGGGCCCTGCTCGATTCGAAGAAGGCCGACAGCAAGGGCCTGCGCCACTTCTACATCAGCCGCGCCGAAGCCGGCATGGATCGGTTCGTTGACTGGCGCGACGGCGGCATGGACATGACCCAATACCGGGGCGCGTTCAACAAACTCGAATTCAACGCCTGACGGCATGCGAAAAAAACAGGGGCGGCCACCTGCCTGAACTGCGCCCCGATTGTTGGCCGCTGTTTATTAGGATACAGGCTCAGACCACGGTGGACGCTCTCCGGAATTCCTCCGGGGTGTGTCCACCGAGTCGTATCTGGCGTCGTTTGGTGTTCCAGTGGATGATGTAGTCGTCGAGCTCGGCCTTGAACCGCTCGTACGAGTCGAATTCGCGGTCGCGGTAGAACTCGTCCTTGAGATGGCCGAACACCTGTTCGGTGGCGGCGTTGTCCAGGCAGTTGCCCTTGCGGCTCATCGACTGTCGTATGCCCAGTTCCCCGAGCCGTTCGCGCCACCACGGGTGCCGGTACTGCCATCCCATGTCGGAATTAAACCGACATCGGTTTAACAGTGATTAAGCCGGGTTTGTTGTTAAGCCGGGGAACGGTTCGGGGTCTTGGTGGCTGGCCGTGTCCCATGTGGTTTCCCGGCTTAACGTTCCGGGTTATTTGAGGGTGTGTAGTTGTCGGAGTCGTTGCTCGCTGAGCCATGTCTCCTTGGAGGGGTCGGGGCCGGGGTTGGCCGCATCGACGGCTTTGCGCATCATGTCGAGGGTCGCGAACGCGTAGAACGCGCTGGTTGTGCTCATGCTTTCGTGGCCGAGCAGTTGCATGATGAGCGGTAGCGGCACGCCCTGTTGGTAGAGGTCCATGGCGCGGGTCCGGCGGATCAGGTGGCAGTGGACGCGTTCGGGCATGGACGGGCACGTCCCGCGGCGTGCTCTGGCCGCCGCGGTTTTGAGGATCTCGTCGATCCGGTCCACGGAGAGCGGCTGGATGGCGCCGTTCCTCGTCGAGTGGAACAACGGCCTGTCGCCGTCGCGCATGGACGGTCCGGGATGGAATTCCTCGAGGTAGGCGGCCAGGTGGGTTCGTGTCCTTTCTCCCAGGGGCACGACCCGGCTCTTGCCGCGTTTGCCGGTGAGCGTGACCCTGGCCGGCTTATCCATACCCACGTCCGCGATGGTCAGTGCGGCGAGTTCGCCGATCCTGGCGGCGGTGTCGTACATGAGGATCAGGAGCATGCGGTTCCTGCGCGATTTGGCGTCGCCGGTGCCCCATGCGGTCAGCAACGCTTTGGTGTGCTCCTCCCCGAGGTGGTCGACGGGTTTGCGCGCGGGTGGTTTGACACGTATGCCGGCCGCGTCGTTGCCCAGCGCGGTCAATGCCGGGTGTTCGAGGCCCGCGTGGTCGAGGAACACGCGCATCGTCGTCATCCTCAGCATGATGGTGCGGTCCGAGTACCCGCGCTCGGTCCGCATCCATTCGACCCACCGGCCCAGGCGCGCCCGGTCGAAATGCCCGAAACCGATGTGGCTGCGCTGCGTGCCTTCCGTGGTTTCGAGCCATCGGACGTAGGATTCCAGGCCGATGCGGTACGCCTCGACGGTCTTCGGCGAGCTGCCCCGCACCTTGGGCAGCCAGTGGTGCAGCCAGTCGCGCGCGACTCGCCAGAAGTCCGGTTCACCGGAGCTGGCGGCCGTTTTCCTTGCCTTGCTCATGGTTCCTCCGTTTCCGGGACCACGCGTTCGGCGTCGGCGACGAGGTCCGCGTATCCGTCCATGAAATCGGGGCTGGCGTGCACGTAGTAGAGGGTGCTGTCGATGCCGGCGTGTCCCATGTAGGCCGCCAGATAGGGCAGCATCGCCATCACGTCCACGCCGTCGCGAGTCCACCGCTCGATGTTCGCGAACGCGAACCGGTGCCGGAAATCATAGGGCCTGGGCCGTTTGCCGGCTTGTGGCCACTCGAGCCCGGCCCGCGTCCAGACGCGGCGGAACACCACGCCGGGCATGCCCGGGGAGACCGGATTGCCGGTGGAGGCGACGAAGAACGCGGGACGGTCGTCTCCGAAGCGTTCGCGGGACCGTTGGTCGCATTCCAGCAGTTCGGCGGCGACCTCGTCGCCCACGGGCAGCCTGCGGCTGCGACCGGCCTTGGAATCGACCACGTCGATGGAACGGGCCTTGTGGTCGACGTGCCCGACGGCGAGTCTCCTGACCTCTCGGGTGCGCAGCCCGCAGCAGGCCATGAGCATGAAGAACGCGCGAGACTGCCACGCCCACGGCGACGGAGACTCCAACGTTCCCGCGGCCCGCAGGAACAGGGCGGCCTCGCGGTCCGTCAGCAGGTACGGCGTCGGACGCGGGGATCCGGCCTTCCACTGGTCGGAGAGCACGTACGCGTCGGGATCGTGGGCCAGTCGCATCCACCTGCCGAAGTCCCTGATGTACGAGAACCACGAGCGGCAACCCCCGGGATTCGCGTCGATCCTATGGGCGATCCATCGCTCCACGACGCCCCGCTCCAGACGCACGGCCCCGTGTTCGAGGCAATGCCGGTCGAACGAGCGCAGGACCTGGACGCGGGTGGCGCCATGCCTGCCCATGGACGCCTTGAAACGGATGTACTCCTCCAATTCGCCGGCGAGCGGGCCGACGAATCCGTGTTCCGTGGGTCTCATGACGATCCGCCTTCCGGCACGGGCAGCACGCACGCGAGCATTCCCCCGCGGTGCGTGGCCATGTAGACGCGTGTGGAATCGGGGTCGGCGTGGCCAAGCACCGCGCTGATCGTCGGCAACGGCGTGGCCGCCTCCAGCATCCTCGTCGCCGCGTTGCGCCGCAACAGCCTGGAACCGCCCCGGCGTCCGAGCCCGGCGTGCCGCATGACACGGCTGATCGCCTCGTACACCGATGAATGACCCCGAAGCGCGACATGGGGCGCCTTGTACCGCACGAACACACGGTCGTCGTCGGTGGCGGGCCTTTCGTCCAACAGCCAGGACGCCAGCCTCGCGGCCAGCGGTCCCGTCATCGGCACGGTCAACGGATTGCCCGTCTTTCGCTGCACCAGACCTATGCTCATGGAATCCCAATCCACGTCGGCGATCCTCAGACCGATCACATCGCATGCCCTCAGCCCGCACGTCAGCGACAGCAGGGTGATCGCCGCGTCCCTCGACGGCACCGACCGCGAGGCGCACGCCTCCAGCAAGCGGCGGTGCTCGTCGTCGGGCAACGTTCCCGCGATCGTGTGGGTCCTGCGTATGCCGGCCAGGCCGATCGCGTCCGCCAGGTCATCCCGCCCGAGCCATCTGAACAACGGGCGCAGGTCCGACGCGGCGTGCCGCATCGACGACTCCGACCAGCGTGAACGCAGCCCGGCCAGGAACCCCAGCACATGCGAGCCATCCGAACCGTCCAACGACACGACCCCATGAGATTCCAGCCACGTGAGGAACAAGCCCGCCATCCGACGGTAATGCCCCACCGTCGCCGAAGCCAGTCCCGAACCGGCGAGATACGCCTCCCAACACTCCATGACCACGGCCAAACCCGGAACCACCGGCTCCGCAAGCCTGCTCCTGCGCCACTTGCCCAGGTCCACCGAACCGGACCGCAGATACGAGTCGCACAAACGCGCCAGCCTGCCGTAATCGAACCACCGCTGCCTGCTGAAACCGCCCGTCCGCTCACTGAAGGTCGACGCGGCGAACCCCGCGCCCAACCCACGCGTGTACACCGCATCCGGGCCTCCGGCGTACCGTTCCAACGCCCTGATGGACTTGCGGTACTGGCCTATGGTGGATTCCATATAACCGGCCCCGTAAAGCGCGCGGACCACCTCGCCCGCGACATGGCCAACCGTCGTCTCACCCATGGCAAACTCCTTCGTTCGAATCAAATGGGACAAGACGAACATAACCCGGAACGTTAAGCCGGGAAACCACATGGGACACGGCCAGCCACCAAGACCCCGAACCGTTCCCCGGCTTAACAACAAACCCGGCTTAATCCGAGTGCAATACGGGGCTTGCGCCGGCGGTCAGCCCGGAGAGCGCGGAGACCGCGTGCAGGCCGGACGGGAGCCACGGAACGCCGACACCCAGCCGGTCGCAAAGGAACGCCGCCAGCGCCGCGGCCAGGGTGATGATGAACGCGATCGCGCCGACCGTCAGCAGACGGCTCGACCTGACGAAACGCATGAAACCACGCATGATTTTCCCCTCCCTCTTCCCATTCGGGATGGGTGTTTGTATCGGATGGGCGCCAGCACTCCGACCTGCCCCAATGCCTCGCACAACAGGTCGTATGCGAGGAACCTCTCATATTCGTGGAGGATGCTCGGCGGCTCGTCGTACTGGCATTCGGAACCCGTCCAGCACCCGTGCAGATGCCAGTCCAATGCGGTGAACCAGCGGCCGCACGAGCATTCGTGTTTGAACGGGCGCTCCGGATCCGTGATGCCCGTATCCCGGTGCAGGATGAGCGTGGAGAGCTCTCTGGACGGAACGGACTTGCACCGAACGCGCGCACTTGACATTTTCATTACCGTTCGCCCCGTCGCGTCGGCTGTTTCCGTCGGTCTTCCTCCATCACCAGAATCGCGCCGCCGAACAGTTGGCTCCCGATAAACGAGCAGATCACGAACGCGGTAAACAGAACGACAAGAGGGGTTCCCGTCAGGAGAACACAAGCGCCGAATACCAGCGTTCCTACCGCAATCAGCAGCAGAGCCGCCCCGATCCGCGCAAACCGTATGGCATGGGCTGTGTTCCGTTCGATGAGTCTGATGACGGAATTCAGGACAAAGATGTTCTTCATGATGCGCTCCTTCACGCGTTCGTATGGTCGAGGATCCACCGGGCGATGCTTCGGGCGGTCTCCTCGGGCACGTCCACCTGCATGGAACCGTTGCCGGCCTCCATATAGAAGCGGATGAGCCCGTTGCCCGTGAGCCGGTCGACTTCCAGCAGATTGTCGGCATCCTCGGCACGGCAGTATTCGCTTGTATCGTTCTTCGCCCGTTCGCGCAGATGTTCGGGCAGATATTGGTTGGCGAGAATATCGCGGCGTAGTTCGTCGCTGTCGGTGAATTCCATCGGCTACCGTTGTAGATGACTTTGTTTTAGCTTGTCGCTAGAGCGAAGTCATCTGCATGGCCTCGTTGCCGAGGCCAGCTCCAAGACTCACACGGCTTACGCCGTCGCTTGGTTCGCGTTTCACAGGATGCCGCGTTGCCCGACGCGATGCATCGGTCCGTCTTCCGCTTCCTCCGCGCGCGTTTAACGTCTCCGGGGCACTCCCGGCGACTTGGATGTTGATGGCCGCGTTCAGATCGCGGTCGATGACAAGCCCGCACTCCTCGCAATGGTAGACACGTTCGGACAGGGACAGTTTGGCTTTCACCGTCCCGCA